ATGAACCAAGACGTGATACAGTCCCATTATGCGGGTGCTGATATGGTTCAGTCTCAACCTCCCCGGTTGAGTAGCCTCATCGAAGAGAGCCGCCCGCTCCAACTCTTTATCCAGTCTCTCCCCGCCATGCAATCGGCCTTTGCCCAGATTGGTACACCAAACTTTGCCGCCAATGTTCTGAACGCCTTGCCAAAGATTGCATTAGGCAAGTGGACAATTGAACAATATAACGGTTACTTGAAAATCCTGTCCGGTGGGGAAGCAGCTTTACTTCCTACAAGCGATTTGCAAGCATGGTATAGGGGAGTTCTGGCAAGTCTTGAAAGCGGGGTCACTGTCCGTTTAATGCCTGAATTTATCACGACAGCCCTAAAATCCCATTACCGAGTTACCAAGCAGCAAGATGAATATATCATGCGCACAGTCAGCGTTCAAACATTCCCCGGTGGACGTAATGCTGCTTTACGTGGCAACGTCAATAAGGCTCGCAGATTATGCGAAATCGAAGAATACGACCCTGTTCACTTAGAAGACTATAAAAGGATCGTCCGGCTCTGGTATCGTCAAAATGCTACCCTGAAATTTCGTACCTATGATAAAACCAGCATCGACTGGCTGTTAGAAAATTGGAAAGCCCTCAAAGAACATGTCCCCGATATTATCTGCCTTGGTGTCCGATATGAGGGAAAACTTATTTCCCTTAATATGGGCTGCAAGTTGAGTGATAATTATTGGTGTGCCTATACGCAGCGTTTTGATCGCAATGCCCCTGTCAAGCATGCCAACATGCTCGGGTACAATGAATTAGCCTCACGGTTTAACAGCATTGAATTTGAAAATGACGGCACGGCAGATACGGCTTCAATACGGGCTTGGAAAGATAGGCTTGTACACGCAAAAATCCCTTTCTTTAAAATCAGTCCCAAGGTGTGAGTATGAGCAGCTATGATGTAATTTCCAAGGGGCTGTTACCGTTTCTCGGCGGGATGCGTAAATTTATTCCTTTCCTGCTGGATGCCGCGCAAAAAGTCGTTCCTATGGATATGTGGCAAGATTGGAATGTCCATGATATGACTTGTGGCAGTTGCGCCTGTTCAGCCTGTTTCGGTTTTTATGGTATGAGTGTGAGTGCTAATGATCTGGCCTTACGTTCTTATATTCCGGCTAAGGTTATATTTTCTGGCAAGCCTCTAAAATCCAATGTGCTTGAAAAAGTGCTTAAGATGGGTATTTATCGCCCCGACACCATTCCACCGGCACAAGAATTGATGCCGGAATTTTTGCACCCAGAGGCATGTGCTCTGTTTGACAAGCTTTATTATGCACATTTAAGCGGAGAATTTTCTGGTGATGAAGGAGACTTCCTGAAATATTTGGCGATAAGATGGGTGCTTCTTAACAAGACCTATATGTATTTCCTCAAAATTCCCACCACCAATAAGCAACAGCTTGCCTTGCAGGGTGGACAATGGACAAAGCTCGTTGATATTTTGGATAACTCGTGCAAATATTTGCAAAAAACAGTTGGCGACATCAATACCCTTATTTTTGCGCTTAACTCTGCCCAGATGAAACGTCCTCCCAATATCATGTTGGGGGATTGCCGTGAGAACATCAAGCATATTGATTGGAATATTCCGAGTTTTGTTCTGCTTAATCCACCAACAGCGGGCAATTCCGTATTCATGAAATCTAATCGGGTGCTGGATACACTTATTCACGGGGCAAGCCAACCTTTGGAAGATGGCACAATGCCCGCCGACTTATGGAAATCTCTTGTGCTTGATAGCTGTGCTCATATTCCAAGCGGCCATTATGTGTTCAGTTTCGTTGGTGATGGGGCGGTAAGTTGGGAAGAGGGATATGAAACCGTCTTCAAACAAGTTGGCGACATCATCACTGAGTGGACATTTTCGTGGCATGGTAATGAGGATAAAAAAGCTGGTCTTATCTTGATGAGGCGATCATGAAACGACCCGAAGATAAGATCAAGAGACAAAATCAGTGGCTACGCCAACTGTGTTCGGTTGAGGAAGCCGCTCTCGGTATGGTCAAGCCTATTGACCTTTCTAATTGTGACCCTGAAATATTAGTTTGTGACAAAGGCTTTTCTCGTGCTGTATGCGATTACTGGCGCGTGGTTTTAAGCTCTGAACCTCAATCCCCAAATTTTTCAGGGGCGGGACGATTTATCGCTCTTCTTGTCCGTGACAAGGTAAGTGGCGGTTTTATGGGTGTTGTAGGCTTATCAGACCCACCGATATATTGGACGCAACTTAACCAGTATTTGAGTTGGCAAGGGAATAAGCCTTTGCGACAAGCGCATCAGCACCGTGTTTTCATGATGCGCCGTTGTTTGCCACTTTATGAATTTGGACAGATGACAGGTGGTAAATTGTTGGCCTTGGTTGCCACCAGCCGCGAATTGATTAGATTGCTTGAGCTTCGCTACAGTTATCAATTCTTATTTTTTGGTATCCGCACCCTGCACGGTAAGGGCAGTCAATATAACCGGCTGCAACAAAGAGGCATTGAACTTATCAATGTTGATGCGAGCAACCACGGTTTCTATGGTATGGAATTACGCAAGAAAGCCCTCTCTTATTTGCGGGGTGAGGTTGATAATTACGGCAAGACTTCTACCTACACCATCAAAGAGCAGGTTGCCTATTGGCAGGAACGCTGGCTCACCGCTCGTATGAAATCTTTAAATGTTGGTTCGCTGATTACACCTGCCCCCGAACAGTACCGATTATCAAATCTTCTTGCCACCAAGAAAATGACCCTTACCCCAACTATGGAGACTGATGACAATGGCCGTGAAACTGAACAAGAATAAAGAAACTCCTGCTAAAAAATCTTCAAAAACTACCCCTGCCAACGATGGGTTACAGGTAACGAATTGGATTGACACGAGTGTCAACGATTCTGATGCAATTGATTTCCGGCTGGTTGACATCGACAAGGTGGAGGGCAACGACTACAACCCGAATGATATGGAAGCCGAGTTTTTCGAGGCCATTGTCCGCCAAGTACAAGATGAGGGGATGAATCAGCCTATTCTTGTGCGCGAAAATCCTGACAAACAAGGCTTCTATCTGATTGTTGACGGTGAACATCGCTGGAAGGCATGCAAGATTGCGGGCAAGACCAAGATCGGCGTGATTGTTGTTCCCTTTGATGAGACGCAAGCTAAAATCCGTACCCTGTCAATGAACAATCTACGCGGCCAGAATATCCCGATCAAACTGGCAAGGCTGCTGGTTGATATTCACAAAACCTATTCGCCGCAAGAAATCCGCGCCATGACCGGTATTGGTGAGGAAGAACAAACGTCTGTCTTGAAATTGTTGGAAGTGCCAACCTTTAACCCCAGTGATGGCATCAAAATTTCAACCACCGATGTTGAACGGCCAATTTCTGTCAATATCATGCTGATGCCCGATGAAAACACTGCTTATACAACGGCCATGAAAAAAGCCATGAAGCTGATGGGGGATGATGTGGTTGCCCTGATCGGTCACGAGGTCGGTGATTATGACAAAGCAATGAAAGCTGCGATGGGGATTGCTGGAGCAAAACTAAGAAATGTTGCCATGGCGGTTATTTGTGAGACATTTAATAACCTCTCCCCTGATCATAAAGAGCAGATTGCCAAGGCGGCTTACGCCAAAATCTATGACAAATTGGCACAGGATGCGGAAGTGAAAGAAGAGAAGAAACTGAAATCAGACAAAAAGGGTGCGTAATGACTAATCGGCCAAGGATGCCGCTTAAACCCGGGCGGGTCAATCTTCGTAAAATCCGTAAAAAACTACCCAAGGATGAGCGCGATGATTTTCCTAAATCTGTTGCTGTACCGATTGACCCCACCTATCCGCGTGAGGGAGGCAACGGCAATCAAGCCATGCACGATGAGCAGCAGGTTGCCCGTGTTGAATTGCTGATGCTGAAAGGTATCCGTACACCGCATCAATTGATGACGCTGCTTGATATTACCAGCCCAAATTTGATAGCAACCTATATCCGCCGTGTGCATGCAAGGTGGGAGATTGGCGGCTCAACCCGTGAATTTACCCGCCATCGCGGCGAAGCATTAACAAGATTGGATTTGCTGGAAAGTGAAATGTGGTCAAAATTGAGCAATCTGGATGAAAAGGTCAGCCCGCAAATCACCCTCAATTACCTCAATGCGATTTTAAACGTGCAAACACGCCGCAATGATATTCTGGGGCTGACGGCTAAAGTTATCCAGCATATCGGTCTAACCACTAATGACCCAGAATTAGCCAAGAGGGCAGGAGACCATGAAGTCTTGACCAAGGTCGTCTCGCGCCTGTTTGAGCGGATTGAAAACCGTGCCAAGGTAATTGAGCATGAATCCTCAAGCACCTAAACGGAAATATCGGCGTGTTGTCAAACGTAAACCCGAGCCAGAACCTCAAACCCGCACTGTCTTGACAACACATGATTTTGACCAGATTGCCGATGAGATTTTGACAGAAATTGCCGCTGATTACCCAGAAGAAATTGATCTGGTTATGTCCTTTATCAAACAGGCGGCACATGATCCCGAAGCTATTAAAAATGTTTTGAAATATAAGCACAAACCGGTTTCCCCTCGTGAATTTGTTGAGGGTAAAGCCTACATGGACAAGAAAGGCGTATTATGGCCCTCTGTCATGGATGCGCTGATCGAGATTAATAATGGTAGCTATATTGAAGCCGTCTTGACCGGTGGTATCGGGGTGGCAAAAACCACCATTGCCCTCTATTCTCAAGCCTACCAGCTTTATCTGATTTCCTGTTTACGTGACCCACATACCGAATTTGGTCTTGATCCATCATCAGAAATTGAAATTGTTTTCCAGTCCTTGAATGAAAGTTTGGCAAAGGGCATTGATTATGAACGTTTTCGCGGGATGATTGAGTCTGCGCCTTATTTTCAGGCACATTTTCCGTTCGACAACTCTGTTTTGTCTTCTATGCGCTTTCCCAACAAGGTTATTGTCAAACCGGTATCAGGCATGTCAACTGCAACCATTGGCGCAAATGTCATTGGTGGGGTGATTGATGAAATCAACTATATGGCCGTTACCGAAAACTCCAAGATGAATAGGGATGGCGGTACCTATGATCAAGCCATTGCCAATTATAATTCAATAGCAAGACGGCGGGAAAGTCGCTTTATGCAATTAGGGACATTACCGGGGATGTTATGCCTTGTTTCTTCGCGCAATTACCCGGGACAATTTACAGATACCAAGGAAGTAGAGGCCAGAACCAATCCGCGCATTTATGTCTATGACAAATGTTTGTGGGAGTTACAGCCCGATAGGTTTTGTGGGGAGATATTTACGGTCTTTACCGGTGATGAAACCAGAAAACCGCGTCTATTGCGTGAAGATGAAACTGTTGCCCCACAAGATGAACAACTGATTAAATCTATACCGATTGAATATCGTCCGACATTTGAGAGTGACTTACTCAATGCGCTGCGAGAGATTGCCGGTGTTTCCACCCATGCTCTGCATCCCTTTATGGTTAATACCGAGGCTGTCGCCGCAGCTTTTGGCAAGACCCGCTCTATCCTGTCGCGTGAGGATTGCGACTTCGTGAATAGCCGTGTGCAGATTTATCCCAACTTCATCAGCCACAAGCAAGAGCCGCGTCATGTCCATATTGACTTGGCCTATGCTAAAGACAGTGCTGGTATTGCCGTTGGTCATGTATTCAAATTCATCGAGGTTAACCGTGGCGACCATGTAGAGACATTGCCCCTTATCCAGCTTGATTGCATCTTGGAAGTGCAAGTGCCACCGGGTGGGGAAATTGACTTTTCCAATATTCGCCGTCTGCTCTATGCCTTGCGGGATAAAGCGCATCTACCGATTAAATGGGTAAGCTTTGACGGGTTTCAAAGTCGTGACTCAATGCAGATCTTGTACCAGCAAGGTTTCTCTGTCGGTTATCAATCAATGGATACAGACACCGAAGCCTATGACATTACCAAACAGGCCATTTATGACGGTAGATTGCTCGCCCCTGAACATGCTAAAGCGCAACATGAGATGGTAACATTGGAAATTGATGTCAAACGCAAGAAAATTGACCACCCACCCCACTCATCCAAGGATGTTTCAGATGCTATCGCTGGTGCGGTGCGTGGCTTGACGGTGCGGCGTGAAATCTGGGCAAGGCATGGTGTTTCCCCGCACAGGATACCGGTCAATCTGCGGCAAGCGGCAGAACCAAAGAGCGCAACCCGTGTTCAAGAATATAATGATACGGAAATAGAACTCGGCCATGACTGGCTGCAAACCGCGTAAAATTTACATGCAATTGATTGCAGATGAATTTTACTTGACATGAAATGTCATCGGCGTAGACTCTTACCATAACAATATAAAAGTGGGATTATCCTCACTAAAAGGAGTAAAGACCATGGCAACGGTAAAGGTCACCTCAAAGGGGCAAATTACAATTCCGGCTCATATTCGTCATGAAATGCGGTTGATTGCAGGTGATAAGCTTGAGCTGGTGTGGATGGATGACGGGAGTTATACTCTTGTGCCGCTAACATATTCTGTTAAAGACTTAAAGGGAATCGTTCCATCTATTGGTAAACAGGTAACTCTTGAAGATATGCAAGAAGCGATTATTGCCGGATCTTTAGGGCAAGAATTGACCCCGAATGAATTTACAGCCGAAATTTTAGAAAAAAGTGACAAGGATGAAGATTTACATTACTTTGATAGTGCCGAAGCAATGTTTAATAATTTGAATATTTAGGCTAAAATCTGTGGAGGGACGCACGCTATGACTGCAAATCCTATTGTAAAAACAGATGTAGATACAGAACCGGTAGAATCTGTCTTAGACAGAAAACCCTTTATCCCAAATGCTGTGACCATAGCCGCTATGGAGGAAGCCCGCCAAGGGAATGTACAGAGTTTCGACAGTATAGATGCCTTGATGGATAGCCTGAACTCTGAGGATGATGAGCAATGACAACGACTTTATCCCCCTTAGTTTCAGAGTTTGAAACGGTTGAGCAAGAAGAAAGCTACAATGAGTGGTTACGAGCCAAGGTAGCGGCTAATCTTGCTGCCCTCGTCCCGCAAGTGTCCCCATGATGAGGTGATGGCAGAAATGGAAGGTCTCATTTCCCAAATGGAAAAGAAATACGCTAAAGCAGGATGAAGTCGTGTTGCCTAATATCTGGCGTGAGGAGGCTCGTAGTGATTTGCGGCAAATTATCCGATATATTGCCAATGAGAATCCCGCAGCGGTGCGGCGTGTAAAACAGCGGATAGAGAATGCCGTATTACCCGTCTCAGAGCACCCCTATATGTACCGGATGAGCGAGCGTGTCCCCGGACTTAGGGAGGTTATTGCGCACCCCAATTATATTGTATTTTATCGTGTTACAGAAAGAGGGTTGAGGTCGTTAATATCGTCCATGCTCGCAGGGAATTTCCCACGGAATAAAATTTCCCCCTCTAAAATATTGCAATTGATTTCGTTTTTGTGTTGTTCATCTACGTCTTTCTGGTAAGATTTAGTGATAATGATTTCACTTAATCCAAGGAGGGATGAATGTACGGCAAACGTATTTTCCTATTCGGTGACAAAGATAATTGTGACTGGCAAGGCTCTTATGACGAAGCCAAAAAGCTACTTGGTGGCAAGGGTGCAGGGCTGGTTGAAATGGTCAAGGCAGGGCTTCCTGTCCCACCGGGTTTTACCATCACCACCACAACCTGCAATGAATATCTTGCATTGCCTGAGAATGAACGAGCCAACTTTATCAAGCAATTGATGGTTGAGGTTTTGGCCTTTGACGAACGTCTGAAATGGGCTTATGGTACGGATTACTCTCCACTTGTCAGTGTTCGTTCCGGGGCATCGGTGTCAATGCCCGGTATGATGGACACAATCTTGAATATCGGCCTGACAACGGGTAGTTTTCCTGTTTGGGCGAACAGATTGGGAGAAAGAGCAGCATGGGACAGTTATCGCCGTCTTATCCAGATGTTGGGTTCAACCGCTTACAATATTCCCCATAACAAATTTGAAGAAATCTTGAGCGGTGTTAAAAATACCGCACAGGTGAGTTCTGATACGGATTTATTAATTGGCGAGTTACAAATCGCCTCTTATCATTATACGGAGCTTTTTAAGAAAAGTGTAGGAGCAGAATTTCCAGACAGTCGTGAAGAACAACTGGCTGCCGCAATCAGGGCTGTTTTTGACAGTTGGGAAAACCCAAGAGCTATTGAATATCGCAAGATCAATAATATTGATTCAGCCATAGGAACGGCCGTCACTGTTCAGGCTATGGTGTTCGGCAATATGAATGAACAAAGCGGTTCAGGCGTGGCTTTCACCCGCAACCCGTTGACGGGAGAGAAAAAGCTGCTTGGTGAATATCTCCCCAATGCACAAGGAGAAGATGTTGTCGCAGGTATCAGAACCCCGATTGATGTCCGCGCTTACATTGCAGATCATAATCCGTCTTGGGCAGATGAATTTTGGCAGCTTGAGAACATCTTGGAGGGCATGTATAAAGACATGGTGGATTTTGAGTTTACCGTGCAAGACAACAAACTCTACATCCTGCAAGCGCGTGTAGGAAAAAGATCAGCACAATCGGCTTTTACCATCGCCATTGATTTAGTAGAAGAACAGGTCATTGATGAACAGACAGCTTTAAGCCGATTAACAAAAGCACAATTCAAAACATTACGCCGTCCACGCATTGATGATGCTTTCAAGGAACTCCCACATTATCAAGGTTTAGCGGCTTGCCCCGGCATTGTCAGCGGCATACCGGTTTTTAGTTCACAATCTGCAATTGATTGCAACAAGCCTTGTGTTTTGATCACAGAAGAAACAACGCCTGATGATATTACTGGCATGAATGCTGCTGTTGGTATTCTTACCCGCACCGGTGGGGCAACCAGTCATGCCGCTGTTGTGGCAAGAGCGATGGATAAAGTCTGTATTGTTGGCTGTACTGATCTTGATTTTGAAGCCCTCAAAAATGCCAAGCAGATTACATTGGACGGCAGTACTGGTCGGGTATGGATTGATACGGATGTTCCCGTCATTGATAGCTCCGACAGCAAGTTGATCAAAACCGTTCAAGAATGGAGTTTTAAGAACACGAATTACGACCTCAGCACCCCGGCCTATGTTGAAACCGAGCATGACCAGATCATATCTGCCGCTTATTGGTGGGGGCAAGAAGAGGTGTTGGAAGCCGTATTGAGTGATTTATGTGGCAAATCTAATCTCGGTGATGTTATTTTTGACATAAAATCAAAACGCCATTTCCTCAATGAAGCCGATACGTTGCTTTATGATTGCTCCAATTTTGATGAAGCAAAAGACTTTTCTAAAACTATTATCAAACAATTAAAGTCAAAGGCCAAACACTTAAAGGGACTGTATTTGGTGGATACGGATTTTGAACCTGACAGCAAGCAAGAAAAAACTTTGTTGGATGCTGGTTATCAAATGCTTGCCTCGAATAAAACCAGTTTACGCCGTGCCGTTAATGCTGATACAGCCGCCTTTATTGCCTTATCTGCTTGATGTATAAGAATTTAATTTCAACTCAAAATGAGGGCGAATAAATGGCTTTGGTTTTATCCATCAAGCAAGGACATGATTTCTACATTGGTGACATACGCTATTCAATAGAGGCTGTACAACCTGATGGTTGTACTTTACACCAGCATGGAGAAATGCAAGACAAATTTTTTGATGTCACTTGCGATAAAGTAACGGAGGTTGCCCCGCAAATCTTTATCCGTGCTGGACTGGCATCCCGTAAGGGAGAGGTCAGCCTCGACATCAAAGCTCCTAAAAATATTCTCATTTTACGCGGGGGTATAATGAACGCACATCCAAACCAACAAGTCTGAACATGCGCTCATTGCATTAACAACAATCTTGCCCGCTAGCTGGCTTTCTTGCCGTTATCGTTGTTCGCGGAAACAGGGATAGGAAATGCCCTTATTCCATATTGTTTCGCATAGATCACTTTACCGTTTGGCAAGGTGATTGACGTACGAAAAATAAAATCTTTCCCTTTTTTAGGAGAAGTTTTGTCTTTTTTAGCCATAGAAAATTCCTTTTAGGCTATTGACCGACACCTTCCCGACAAGTAGAAAAGGATTGTTGTTGTCTACTTGTGGTGGGTGTCGGTTCTGTTTCAATAGAACTTATGTCCTACAGGTAAATCCCCAAGCCCTCTGCACGCCAATGCAGGGGGCTTTTTGATTCGCAGTCGTATATTAAAGTCTATCTTCGCAAGACTCAATAATTTGAGTTCTAAAATAAGACTTATTAACGAGAAACACACAATAAATTTGAATAAATTATGATTTCATGATAGATTTGAGTTTATATTATTCATTATGAGGTGATTGAGTGGCTCATGATATTGATAGAATGGTGACTGAACGAAAAAGGCTATTAAAGCAAAAGGCTATCATTGAGGAACGTTTGAGTATTATTGAGGGCATACTTGCCTTGAATAAAAAACTTGAAAATGCTCCAGCCGTTTATTTTGGTGATAATTTCTCTGAATTTTCAATCGTAGGAAGAGGTAGGAAAAGACCCCGAGGTGTATTACCCCCGTCAGAAATCGTGACCAATGTTCGTGAATTGCTCATAGAAGCCGGTAGGCCGATGAACCGGCGTGAATTACTTAAAGAGCTTGAGAGGCGGAATATACCTGTCATAGGAAAAGACCGCGCAAAAGTTGTCGGTACAATCGTTTGGCGAGCTAAAGAGCCAGATGGCTCGCCCTCCTTTATTAATACAGAGAAAGGTTATTGGCCGTCTGACATTCCTTTACCATCAGTACAATCAACACAAACAACAGGAAATAAAAATGAATAAATTGAAACCAAATGGACAATTTGAACTAAATTTGGGCTGGAAGAGAGCGGGCATTACATTGGATATAACGGGTGGGCCTTATGATGCTTATCCCGGCCAACCCTATTTGGGGGTCTGTGTGCGGGCAGAACAGACAGCGGGACGGCTCATGGATGTACATCTACCGATTGATGATTTTTCTGTTCCCCGACACGATGATGAAGTACTGAAAGCCCTTGAAAAGACAATCCGCGCTGGTCTGGCGGGCAGGAAAATCTATATTGGGTGTATGGGTGGATGGGGACGCACGGGGTTATTTATGGCTCTGCTTGTCAAGGCGTTAGGTGTAGAAGAACCGGTGAGTTTCATCCGCCAACATTATACGCCCCGTGCCGTTGAGACCAAGGAACAGCAATTCTATGTCAAGAATTTTGATGTGTCTCCCATCAGCCGCAATTTGTGGAAGTGGGCTTGGAAAGCAAGACTGTTCTCATTTTTTAGAAAATAATTTGCAATTGATTGCGATTTATTATTGTTCTTTGTTGTCTTTCCTTTAAGATTAAATCATATCCTTTAAAAACCATGGAGGGTTTGATGTCTTTGGTTTCTCCTCGCAGCACACTTGATTTTCACCTTTCTCGCCCGTTGACTTGCTACCGTGACATGAGCCAAGTACCGTTAAAGACGTTTATCAAGAAATTCCGTAGCTGCCTAAGTAAGGCTGACAAGGTTGCTCCAGAAACAGAGGCTTTGTGGTTTTATGGCTTAAATCATTGCCTAGCTATCATCCAGAGAAAATATGATCGTTTTGAGCCGATGGATGAAGAGGATGTCAATTTTGTTGATGATTATTACAACATCCTGTCAGAGAAAGCTGTGCGAGCATTTTATTATCTGGTTGCGATTTGTGTACGAGAAGTTCGGCACAACAAATCTTCGATTGATGATCTGGAAAAAATGATAGAGTTATTTGGAGAGGATACTGCTAAATGGTTCTCCAAAATCGAGAATGAAAAACAAATTCTTGAACGTTTTACGAAAGAGCCACCCGATACCAGTCTCGGGCATTTCTTTGAATGTATCCGCTGGCAATTCTATAACAGCGTATGGTTACAAGGCTATGGTGGCAAAGCATGGGGCAATGTCACCGATTGTTTATTGCGTTTTATCAAAGGAGAAACTTCAGCAGAAATTATGCTGGATACGGTCTGGACACTCTCGCACAATAACGGGCCGATATTTAACAAGGGGCATTTTTACAGTCAATATGGTAAAGCCTTACCTCGCATCCTTGATATTCAACGCTCCGGTCAGATACCGGAAGCCATTTTGTATGATAGTGTCATTGTCAGTTTCTACAACACTGAACTTTTGGTTAGAATTGCGAAATTTATAACACATAATCCTGATCACATTGGCGAATATGTTGATTGGTATAAAGTAGAAGCATTGGGTACTTTGCATAGTTATCCGCAAGAAAAAGGGGAACAGCTTGCCAAATATGGTATGACAGAGAGCAACAAACAGTATCTATCTCAAGCTGAAAAACAGAAACAAATGGCTGAGCAACAAAAGATACAAGCACAAATTGAGTTTGAGAAAACCCATTACACCATTATGCCTGGGATTCATGTCAAGAAATTTGAACGGGCAGCCTGAAGGAAACCCTCATGAAACATAAGAATTTGAATGACGTTCTATATGGTGATCGCGCCGACATTAGACACAACCGTGATGTAATTGATTTTGCAGAACAAGGAAAGCAACAAGAACGTTGTTATCACACCCACCCGCCCTTGAAACTGCCAAACAGTAAATTTGTCATTTATGGCGGCTCATGCAGTTCTCCGATTGTCAAGGACGCTGATATTTATATTGGCCTTTGCCATACGATGAAGCAGACGGAAAGGCGTTTCCCATGGGTGAAAGGTGAAGAGATTTATTTTCCCATCCCCGATATGAGTATCCCGAAAGACGTTGAGAATTTTAAAGCTCTTATCACATGGACAAAGAAACAGATTGAGGCAGGTGCAAAAGTCCATGTTGGTTGTATCGGCGGACATGGGAGAACAGGGACATTTCTTGCCTCTCTTGTTAGTCTTTATGGTGAAAAAGATGCGATCCGTTATGTTCGTAAACATTATTGCCACAAGGCGGTTGAGTGTAAGCTACAGGTAGAGTTTTTAGGTCTGCATTTCGGAATAATAAACGCCGAGGGCTACAAGGACAAACAAGATCGCAAAAAATCTTTCAATTCCAGACAACAGCCTGTAACTAAAAAAGGCGCAAATTTAAAACTCATCACCCCTGTTCAAAGTGCTATGGCAATATGGTAATAATTTGCAATTGATTGCAGATATAATATTGCGTCCCCACGATTAAAGGCTAAGATGAATAATACACCAAAACGGCAAAAGACATGGAGGTTGAAATGCCGGTGACAATTATCAACAAGAACCAACCATCCCCCAAAATATGGGCGTTGAAAATGCTGCCCGTTAAGGACGTTTCAAGTGACATTCCTGCCTCCACGCTCTCCAATTTGTGGCCTGAATTTGATCGCAACCAGATGAAGACTGCACCTCTTGTCTGCTTAATTGAGGCAACACAAATGTATCAGCCTGTATCAGGCTCAACTGAGGGAAGTCGGTATTTCGTTGTTGCTGGCAATCAACGTTTAAAAGTCGCTGCCCGTTACCATAACAAAAGGCTGTCTTGTCGCTTGGAGGGAGAAGATTTGAACAAAAATTACACGCAAAAAGATTTGGGAGCGTTCAATATCAAAAGTGAAAATCATGCTTCGTTTCATGCCGAGATTGATAATCTGAAACTGGCAGCAAAAACATTGGGGGCGGTATTGATGGATTTAAATCTTAGCTTTGAAACGCCAATTCCCAATTTTGATATTATCAGGGCGGCATCATGATGACTTTAGATGAATTTAAATCTCTGCAAATTGGCGACCAGTTGGAGCTTGAACCGTTATTGCCAAAGATTGATGATGAACCCGTACTTTTGACCATGACCGGTAGCTACAAGAATCGCCGCAGCTTCATCGCCACCCTTTATGGTGTTCCCATGCGAACGGTTGAGGCAATTGAGATGGAAGGCAAGATCAGATGGATTTAGTTTATAATGCTTTGTGTCAAGTAGCGGATATTCTACAAATCAAGTTCCAGTGGGATGAATACAATCTCAAAATCAAGAGCAAGGCTCGCCGCACCTTTCACCCCTCTGACCTCACCTTTTCTATGCCGCTTTCTTTCCCCTCAAGCCGCATTTTTGAAACGCGATTTCTAACCATCATCCATCTCAAGGGAAAACTGGCTTTGCTGCTGGATGTACCGATTGAACTTTCTTCCTATTATACGATGTTGCATTTCTTTGATCTTGGCGCAACGGGTGATCCTGAAAATTTTCTTGAGGGTATGAAATGTACGGATGAGCGTGATTGTATAGATCAACTCTTTCCTGCCATCGTCAAAAGCTTTTATTTTGATAGTGCTACCGATATGTGGCAACCAGTGTCCCGATTGAGTGAGAAACAGGCATGATCATCATCTGGGCAGCCGCCGATGCGGGAGAATTGATCAAGGCTTATTCAAAATCTTTCCGCAATTTTAAACCGGCTATTCCACCTCACCAATTCAAATCTTGGCAAGTCCAAGAAGAGCCGCCTATTCCCCAACAGGGACAGATTATTCTTGTTTGCGGGACAAAACCTTTAAATGTCCTACAAGCGCACGGCATTACCCCAAAGAACCGCAGTGTTTTCAGCATGCGGGAAAAACCGATCAAATATGGGGACGGCTATTATCTTATCAGCTTCGATCCCAAAATCCTTAACTCCGAACCGGATAAAGTTGAACTGATTGATTGGGATTTACGCCTTGCAGTTCGCCTAATGCAGACCGGCACAACCATGCCGCCAATCGGCCATTATAAATATGTCAATGATTATCAGCCGATGATAGATAGCATTGAAGCCGAGTATGAACAAACCGGCAAACCGGTTGATGTTGCTTGCGACACCGAAACAATGGGCTTTTATCCTTGGTTGCCGGAGAAAGATATTGTCTCCATCAGCTTCACCAGAAAAGCAGGAACAGCCGAAGTTTTGTATCTCAGTCAACAGTCAAAACCATTACCCTTTAAGCCTGATGTTAACCTGTTTGGGCAAATCAAATGGTTACTCACCTCCCCAAAGGTCAAGTTACGGTTGGCAAATGGTAAATATGATTTGATCTGGATCGCCGAGAAGTGGGGAATTGAATGCACCAACTTCAAATTTGATACGATGCTGGTCGGTTCGCTACTCAATGAAAATCAGTCAAACAGCCTCAATAATCATGCCAAAATTTATACGCCTTTAGGCGGGTACGATGATGGTTTCAATTCAACCTATGATAAGGGTCGGATGGAGACAATCCCCGCTAAAGACGATTTCCTTACCTATAGCGGCGGTGATACGGATGCAACTTATCGCGTTGCCGATGTATTGCGGGATCAGCTAGCTCAAGATGAACATTTAACAAAATTTTACCTGACAATCCTGCATCCCGCCGCCCGTGCCTTTGAGAAGATTGAACGGCGCGGCGTATTGGTTGATCAACAGAAGTACCATCTCTTGCGGGGCGAATTACAGCAAGTTATTGACGAGGGAAATAATAAGGCTCTCTCCATTTTACCCAATAAGTTACGAGAAAAATATCGTGACAAGATTGAAAGCCAGCTTGCGCAGGGCAAGAATCCACTGCTACCGTCAATCCTGAAAGATTTTTTCTTCTCTCCACGTGGCCTTAATCTGAAACCCAAAGTCTTCACCGGTAAGACTAACGAACCCTCAATGGCAAAATCGCATTTGAAACAATTTGCCAATATGCCAGAGGCTTCCGAAATGGTTGAGGCTTTGTCAGAAATTGATGCTGCCTCCAAAACCCTCTCAACTTTTGTTGAGGGATTCCTTAAACATTTAAGGCCAGATGGACGCTTCCACTCAACCTATTTTCTCGGCCATACGGCACAAGAAGGCTATGGTGGCGGCGATAGCGGCACGGTGACAGGCAGATTGTCCTGTAAAGACCCTGCCTTTCAAACTTTGCCGAAAAAGACCAAATGGGCAAAAAGACTGCGTGAATGTTTCATCGCTCCACCGGATAAAGCCATTGTGTCACTTGATTATTCTCAAGGAGAATTACGGGTAGTGGCCTGTGTCGCGCCAGAACCAACCATGATCAAAGCCTATGAACAATGGCTTGATCTGCATGCCGTTACGGGGGCGAAACTCGGCAATGTTGATTTGCAGGAATTTTTATCGTGGGAGAATAGCACAAATGAGGATTTGAAAGAACTGTTCAAGGAATACAGAACCAAGGCCAAACCAGCTAATTTTGGTCTCCTGTACGGTATGCAGACCCAAGGCTTTATTGCCTATGCGTGGGCGAATTATGGACTAAAACTTTCAGAACAGGAGGCCTATAAAATCCGCAATGATTTTTTCACCCTCTATAGCGGCTTGACAAAATATCATGAAAAACAGAAGATGCGGGTTAACAACCAAGAAATGGTACGTAGCCCGCTAGGACGTATCCGCCACCTACCAATGATCAAATCGTGGGATAATGCGATACAATCCCGTGCCGAGAGACAAGCGATAAACTCTCCTATCCAATCCTGCCTTTCCGACATGATGCTGTGGGCAATTGCTCTGATTGAGCAAGAATACGGAGAGCATGTGGATATTGTCGGTACAGTGCACGACAACCTGATCGCCTATGTACCAGCGCAAGATGTAAATCTTTGGGCAAAAAGATTGGTCGAAATTATGGAAAACCTGCCTTTCCATGAATTGGGTTGGCAACCCCAACTTAAATTCATTGCTGATGCCGAGGCTGGTCTTAATTTGGCCGATATGGAGAAAGTCAAATTCAACGTTTGAATTGAGACTTCAAATCTTGCTGTAAATGTGTCATATTAATTTGCAATTAATTGCAAATTATTTAAAAGAGGCAATTCCTATGGCTGATATACCAGATAAAGAACATCTGAAACCCCGCACTGCCCGCATTATCCAACTGGAAAACAAACTTGCGAAAAGTGCGGCTAAATCTAACAACTCCATTCAAAGTAACACCTCAACCGTAGAGGATGAATTTTCTGGATTTTATGGAGAGGGTACAACGGATGGCTGGCAAGTTATCAAACCACCTTTTGATTTACGTCAGCTTGACCGCATGCCACAGGAGAACAACGCCTTGATGCCTTGTATTGAAGCATTGGTGACGAATATTGACGGCACTGGGTATGACTTTGAAGTTAAGGGTGATAGGGCAGAAGACAAAGCTGACATGGAGTTCATAAAGCAGATAGAAGAGTTCTTTGATGAGCCTTGGCCGGGCATGTCCTTTACCACCATCCGCAAAAATATTCGCCGTGATATTGAGAAATTGGGCAATGGTTTTATTGAAGTTATCCGTAATCCGCAGGATGAAATTGTCTTCCTGAATTATATGGATGCCAAGCTGACAAGACTGGTTAAATATGATGCCCCCATTCTTGTTGAGCAAACAGTACGCCGTAACGGTCAAGATATTACCATCAACCTGTCAAAGCGGGAACGGCGTTTCTGCCAAATCATTAATGGTAATCAACTCACCTATTTCAAGGAATTTGGTGCATCGCGTGATTTAAACAAACATACCGGCAAATGGGCAGAAGTGGGAGAACGTCTCCCTGCTAAAGAAAGAGCCACAGAAGTTTTACATTTTACTGCCGTACCCGATACCAATACGCCTTACGGTATCCCGCGCTGGATTGGGCAAACACCCTCCGTCTTAGGTTCTCGTAAGGCCGAGGAATATAACCTTGATTTCTTTGATAATGGCGGTGTTCCTCCCGTACTTATCCTGTTGCAGGGTGGGCAACTCCAGCCCGAAACCAACAAAGCCCTTGATATGAAGATGAACGGAGGTTCAGCCACTTCACGCAATCGGGTACAAGTTCTTGAGATCATGCCAACTGATGGCACATTTGATCGTCCGTCATCTTCGCGGGTGACGGTTGAACGGTTCGGGGCGGAACGCCAGAATGACTCTATGTTTGAAAAATATGATGAGAAGTGCGAAATTCGTGTTCGCCGTGCTTTTCGTCTGCCGCCTATCTTTGTTGGTGCGGCCAATGATTATTCATTTGCCAGTGCTGCTGCTTCATATCAGGTCGCCGAAGCGCAAGTCTTCAAACCAGAACGTGATGAATTTGACGAAATCATCAATGTGACTTTGATGAAAGAGCTTGCCCCTGATTATAAATTTGTTTCCAAGCCACTTGTGATTGAAGATGCCACTTTGAAACTTCGCGCTATTGAACTGGCTGTGGGCATTGGTGGGGCAGAAAAGGAAGATGCCATCTATGAAATCAATGAAGCGGCGGGGACGAATATCAAATATGCTGGCCCTCAAAATGAGATGGTAACAGAAGCTGGAGTTGATCCTGAAAATATCGCCACTTTGGAAGAAGAAGCTCCAAGCCCGCCATCAGAAAATGAACCTGTCGGGGCTGGATACACCACAACCATTAAAGCCGCTTGCGGTCAACCCCTCAATTACGATGATATTCCCGCACTTCGTTTCGGTTTACGCCATCATGGTGACAAGGACTTAAGCGCACTCACCAAGGCCACCATGCAAGTAATGAGTAAGGCCAAAAAGCTGAATGTGAGGTGTGATTGTGGCTCGCATTAAAGCTGAAAGTTTTGTTGTCTTGGAGGAAACCATCGCTGCCGTGTTGGGGCAAGGTGTGACTGAACCTTTGCAAGAAGCAATTGAAGGCATTTACCGCTCTTTGGATAAAGGGGATTTTCTCGCTGCGCGTGAGGCCATTAACTCTCTTGATTTGAAAGATGTGGTATCCGAAACAAACGAGGAATTGGAAGAATTGGCGATTTCTTCCCTCTTGTTCGGAGCATCCAATGCCACCAATGATCTTAATAAAGTCTCCTATCTGGCAAAGGATAAACCCCTCCCTGATGAAATCACTTCTGCCCTTAACCAGTTGGATATGGCGTTCAAAAACAATGTTTCAGAACAGTTACGGCGGGAACTTCATAAAGTGTTGGATGCGGCGGAGGAAGAAGTTAAACAAGCTCTATTCAAGGGAGAAATTATCAAGGCCGACACCCGCACCGTCTCCGAGAAACTCAATGATGCTGTGTTGAAAGGCAAAAGCATGATCGACTTGCAAGCCAACCTTACCACCTCTCGCCTTGTCTCATTTGGCTTCTTGGCCGAGGCGGTTGAACAAGGCATGACGACTTACCAAATCAGTGAAGAGCTTGATAGCCGCACTTGTGCCTTATGTGCCGAAATGCACGGGCGCACGTTCAATGTCGCTTATGAATATTCCAAGGTTCGTTCTTCGATGCTGACTACTGACCCCAACGAGCTAAAAAATATCGCCCCATGGCCGAAAAACACCAAGGCAGAAGTCACCCGTATCAAGGGAACACAATCTGATAATCTGCAAAATGAGGGGTATGGCTCTCCACCTTTTCATCCCTTTTGTCGTGGCATCCTCGTTACTGTGGGACAGGCGAGTGAAATGATTACAGATTACACACTGGAAGATTTTCCCGCTGATTGGGAAGTCTTCATTGAGGATATGAAACCTTGGAACGAGAATATGCGCATTTCACCGCAACGTTTTAAAAACTCCATGCTCTACGGCTTAACGCCTGAACTTGTTTCTGTTGAAATTTACGGAAGTGATTTGTTTTTCGATGCAAGTCTCGGTGGAGCATCAAAGATTATCCGTAACTTCGACTTTAAAAACAAAATCGTCAGCCACGAATATTTCAAATTGGCGGATCAAGGGGCAGGTACGGCAAAACGCGTTATGCTTAATCAGGTAGCCTTATACCGTGAGTTAGATTTTAAGGAAATCACCATGCACGCCAATATTGACGTTGGTGGCTATGCGTGGGCAAAATACGGTTTCGTACCAACTCCTGAATCGTGGCGCAAACTGCATATCCACATCCTGCAAAAACTGAAACAGTTGGAAGCCGAAATCCCCAACTTCCCGCAAAATCTAAGAAATGACATTATTGAGATACTGGCAAGCAATGACCCCAAATCACTATGGACAATCGCTGATTTGAAAGATACTATAAATGGGCAATCTATAGCTAAACTGTTACTTCTTGGTAGTGATTGGTATGGGACAATGGACTTATTAGATTCCGAAACCACGGAAAGGTTTATCAAATATGTCAAATAAGACAATGGCGGACATTAAGACCAAAATTATAAACGGGCGTGAAGTTATCGTGGACGGATATGAAGGCTTCTATGAAGATGAGAACGGTAATTTACAGGATGCAGATTTTCATGAGCCTATACTAGCCGAAGGAGATGATTGGGGTGCGGCGCAAGTTTCTATAAAAGTTGCAGATAGGCTAGGATTAAAGGGAGTTGCGGCTCGTCTAAGAGAGCAGTACCCGCTTAGAGATTCATCTCTGTAGGTTTATTGATTATGTCAAATAAAACAATGAAAGATATTAAGACGAAAATATCATCAAGGGTAACACTATAATATCATTAGAAATCAATAAATTACCGGAAAATATCTCTGTTCAGGGTAATGCCTCAAATCAAGGAGGTTGGATATGTCGTTAGCATCGACATATTCGTAAAACATGTCGATAAAATCCGTTTTCATCGACATATGCTAAAACGCTGATTTTAACTGCCTATACAGGTTTCCTACCTAATTAGATTCTCCCGCCGATGATGACCACTTTTCGTATTTTACACGTTATTCTTGACGAAAAGACTAACGGGAACAATCTCCTTCCTTAGTCGCCTTGACAAGACTATAGGAGTATATTATTTTCTATAGTCGCCCTGACAAGACTATATATGCCGTCATCCGTATGGAGATAATAATGAATTATGAAGGCCGCAGCGGACATTACGTAAAACAGCCAACTGGATATAGAGCGTTTATTCCGAAAGATTTGCCACCCAATCCCGTCATTGAAATAGATGATGAGATGCAAGGGTTGCTGTCACGAGCAGATCGCGCGTTAGGTCGCCTAGATGGTTCTATACAAACCTTACCCAATCCTAATTTGTTTATGATGATGTATGTGCGTAAAGAGGCGGTTTTATCAAGTCAAATAGAGGGTACACAGGCATCAATAAACGATCTTTTGAAAGCTGAAGTTGATATACATGATATCACGACACCAAAAGATGTCTCCGAGGTTATAAATTATGTCAAGGCCATGAACTACGGCTTGCAGCGATTAAATGACCTCCCGTTGTCGATACGCCTAATCAGGGAAATTCATAAACATCTGCTTGAAGGGGTGCGCGGGTATAAGCTTCAACCGGGCGAACTACGCACAAGTCAAAATTGGATTGGAGCATCAGGTTCTGGTTTAGATTCTGCAAGTTATATCCCGCCACCACATCATATCGTGCCGGATGCTTTAGGCAAGCTAGAACTGTTTTTACACGCAAACGATCACATTCCGCCACTAATAAAAATAGGACTGGCTCACGCCCAATTCGAGACTATTCATCCATTCCTTGATGGAAATGGTAGGGTAGGGAGATTATTAATAACGCTACTTTTAACAGAAAGGAATCTGCTGTTAAAACCAGTGCTCTATATTTCGCATTATTTTAAAGCGCACCAGCAAGAATATTACGCTAGATTACAAAATACACGAGTTGCTGGTGATTGGGAATCATGGCTTAAATTTTTCTTAAAAGGTGTTTATGAAGTTTCGGAACAGGCAACAGAAACAGCAAGAAATATTGTTGAGCTAAGAGAGCGGCATAGACTGATAATATCTGATAAATTTGGCAGTGCGGCTGGAAACGCCAACAAGATTTTAGAGCTTTTGTATGAAAGACCTACGATAGGTATTCAGAGTGTAAAAGAGAAAATGGATATAAGCAGACAAAGCATTTACCCTTTGATAGAAAAATTTGTTGAGCATAACATACTTGTTGAGATCACTGGCAAATCAAGAAATAAAAAATATCGGTATTTTGATTATATTGATTTATTCTCAAATCTTTGAACGATTAAAAATCCGGTCTTAGTCTTGTTTACCCACGCATCAAGCTGGATCACTTTGTAGGCCATTATATTTGCAATTAATTGCAAATATATAATAAAATCATGTATATTGCGCGTGAAACAATTCATTGGAACAGGGCGCATCACGCATGACCATTCAGTCTAACATTGTAAGCGACAATTTGGCGGCAATCATGCCAACCGTTTCTACTTGTTCTATTGTTCCCATCAAGAAATTCGATGAAGAATTACAGTTGATTTATGGTGAGGTTTACGCCCCCGGTATTCCCGATAGTCAGGGAGATTTCATGTCTGCCAAGACTATCAGGGAAATGGCTCATGAATTTTTAGCGCAAGGTCAAGTCAACAATATTGATATTGAGCATAACCGCGAATTGAGTGGTTGCGCTGTTGTTGAGAGTTTTATCGCCCGTGAAGATGATACAATCTTCATCCCCGGCAGTTGGGTGCTGGGGGTAAAAATCAACGATGCGGCTGTCTGGAATCAGATCAAAAAGGGTGAGTTGAACGGCTTTTCGATTGATGGTGAAGCGGTACGTATTCCCTCCAGAGTCACACTTGATATTCCCCATGAAGTACGCGGCCTCACCTCCGAGGTCAACGGTCACACGCACGAGTTTGTCATGTATTATGATGATGAGGGGAATTTCTTGGGTGGTGAGACCGACAAAGCCACAGACGACCACTTCCACACCATCTCACGCGGCACGATTACTGATGAAGCTTTAAATCACACACACCGTTTTTCTTTTATTGAGAGTATCCTCCATGCCCAAAACCATCATTGAGGCTAATGAAATTGTTAAACCGAAACTCAACTTTGTTTCCCTCGTTCATCGCGGGGCAAATCAAATTCCTATCCGCATCATGAAAAAAGAGGATGAACCAATGATTGATGTTCACGCACGTTTCCGCGCCATGTTCAAGAAGGCAGAGAAAGCACCGGAGGTTATCGGCATTGTCGTCAAAAGCGACACGCCGGAACACAAAGTTAACGAGGCTTTGAAAGCTGCCAGTATTGAGCCGGATACCGTTACCAAGTCTGAAACAGAAGACGGGATTACCACCTTTATCAAGGGTGATCTTCCCACCGATGGTTTGATGATCGTACAATCCCCAAATGATATTGGCATTCTGGTTGCAAATGTAAAGAAAGGGTTTGATGCTTGGTTGCCAGAAGAGGCGGAATTTGCTGACAAGGCACGGGCAGAGGGTTTTCACCTCAGCCTTTATAACTCCGTTGACGTATTGGTTGATTATTTATGTGACAAGCTCCGCAAATCTGAAAGCCCATCTCAAGCTGCCGAATTATTGGGGCAAGCCGTTGATGAGTTCAAACAGTATATTCAAGGCGCAGCCTCTACCTTGCCGGAAACCGCCTTTTACGTTGACCGTTATGCCGCCTTGGCAAAAAGCGAAACAATTGAACCCTCATCCTCACAACCTGCTAATGCCCCGCAGACAGATGAAAGTGTTGCAAAGGCCGATACTACCGAGGAAGAGGCAGATAAAGATGACGAGAAAAAGAAAAAGCTGGAGGAAGAAGAGCAAGTTGAGAAAGATGATGCAGCCGATGCCAAAGCAGAAAATGATACTGCGCTAAAAGAACTTGCCAAGAATATTGAGAATTTGACAACGGCGGTGATGGCAATCGCCACAAAGCTTGATGCCAATCTTGAGAACGTCCAGAAAACGGTAGAGGGTAACGCCGCTGCCGTTGACAGCAAATTGCAGGAGTTTGATGCGAGGCTGAAAAAAACCAACGAAGCCGTACATGGCACAGTTTTTACCAGCCCCCGCGATGACAGGATTGCGGTGGAAAAGACCGGCAACCCGCATTTAAGCCTCCTCGACACCGCCTATAGCAATACGGCCTGATAACTAAAACCATTCCGACCCCACCCCATTTAACCAGACAAGGAATAAAAACATGACCTCCAATTCTTCACTGCTCCGCAAGGCCGATCTTGCTATTGCTGATTTGCAAACCAATGGTGGCGAGCTTTCTCCTGAACAGGGAGCAGCATTCATCCGCAAGCTCCATGCCCAACCCACCCTGATTAATCGCTGCCGCTTAGTGGAAATGAACAGCCCACAACGTAAAATCAACAAGATTGGTTTTGGTCAGCGCATCTTGCGTAAAGCGCAATCGGCTACGGCTCTTACCGCTGCGCAACGCTCCAAACCAACTACAGAACAAATTACCCTCATCAGCAAGGAACAGATTGCCGAGGTACGGCTTCCTTATGACGTGCTGGAAGATAATATTGAACGCGCCATTTCAGCTACCAACGGTGATGCTAATTCCGGGGCGGGCGGACTGCATTAAACCATTATTGAACTGATTGCCGCCCGTGCTGCCTTGGATATTGAGGAACTGGCACTGCTTGCTGATACCACCTATAAAAACACCGCCGATGCTGATGATGAAGCTTATCTGTCACAAGGTGACGGTTGGCTAAAACTCATCAAAACACATGGCAATGTTTTTGATGCCGGTAATGAGACCATCAAGAAGGAAATCTTCAAAGGTGGGTTAAAAACTCTACCCAGCCAATATCAACGCAACAAAACAGCACTTAATCACATTGTTAGCGTCAATAATGAGACTGAATATCGGGATACGCTGGCAAATCGCACCACCGGCTTGGGTGATGGGATGGTGACTGGTTCCAACGCCGTCTATGCCTATGGCTCTCCCGTCATTGGTGCAGCCTTGATGCCAGAAACAAAAGGACTGTTCACCGACCCCAAGAACCTGATTTTCGGCATTCAACGCCAAGTCAGCATGGAGTTTGATAAAGACATCACCTCACGGGTCTATATCATTGTCTTAACTTTACGTTGCGACTTTCAAGTTGAGGAAACAGAAGCCGCTGTTCTCTATGAAAATATCAAACCATAACGCATCTGCAATTAATTGCAGATGACCAATAATAATGAAGCCAGACTTTCTTCTCTGGCTTCATTCCCCTTCAAGCAGCTTCCAAAAAGTGGAAGCCGGTTTTTGGACAAAAATTGCGAAAAATAAAGAATCCAAGGAGGCAGATCATGCCAGCAGTCAAACTTATCAATCCCAACCGTGTTAATATTCATGGCATTCTATTTGAACGGGGCATCCCCCGATATGTTACTAGTGAAGTGGCAGAAGCCCTTGCCAGTGATGAACGATTTGAAATCCGTGATGGAGAAGACGCTAAGAGCGGAGTGAAAATCAAGCGTTCTGCCAAGGTTAAACCAGCTATTGAAACTGAACTCACCGATGATACACCACCCACAAATGACAATTCACCTACTGGCGATGTTATTGAGGTATAGAGATGTTTCTGGCTTCCGTTGAGGGTATCCGTAAAGATTTAGGCTTTGATGCCATGCCCGACATTAACTCCTCAATTTCGATGGCGTTAAATGCTGCTGAACCTTTGCTGGAAGCCAAACTGAATACCTCTTTTAAACATGGTAGCCAGAAAGACACATTTTTCATTAAACAGCCAGCCATTCGTGACGGGGCGCATAAGGAAACGCAATTCTGGCTATCGAAAGGCTTTGTCTCTACCCCCGTCAAGTTCAATGGTGCGGATAAAACCGACATCCGTATTAACCTTGAAAAAGGTATCATCAGCGATTGGGTGACGGATTATTACCATGAGCATATAGAAATCAGCTATATTTATGGCTTTGAGGCCGATAGTTCAAATCCAGAGCAATATGATTTGACCCAAGTCCCCGCATGGTTGCAGGAAGCCGCTAAACTAATTGCCATGACGCATCTGGCTTCCTCAACCTCAGTGCAGGAAACCGGTACAAATATTGATGTCTCCACCTTGAACGAGCAATATAAGACCATTGTCAACGCTCATATCCGCTATGCGCCCTTGGCCTTGATACCTGTTTGAGGGGGCAATATGGCACAAGGCATTTCACTTGAATTTGAATTTCGCAATCAGCGTTTCAATGATGCCGAGAGAGGCTTAAAAGCTTTTGTCTCCCAAATTCGCCGTGATTGGGATGGTTCGGCCAAAGTCTTGAGTATTGAATTGCGTCAATTTCTTGATGATGTTGCTAAAGCCATGGTTGAGCGGCATTCAAACCCTTGGCCGGGCGGCACAACCCCGCAAACATTGTCAAAACGCTCTGGCAAACTCCTGCAATCCATCGTCAGTTCAGTTAATGTGCGGGGAACGACATTCACCACCATTCAAGGCTTTATCGGTGGTTCGCATATTGCACGGGTACAAGAATTTGGCGCGACCATCACCCCGAAACGTGCCAAATTTCTTACCGTCCCACTCCCTGCTGCCCTTAATGAAAATGGCACACCCAAGAAACAAAAAGCCCGGGACTGGAAAAACACTTTTGTTGCCAAAAGCAAGGCTGGTAATCTGATTATTTTCCAAAAACGGGGGACGAAAATTATCCCGCTTTACTTGTTAAAAACCTCTGTTACCATCCCGCCAAGGCTTGGTTTAAGGAGAACGCTGGAAGTTGGCATTCCTTATTTTGTTGATCGCGCTATGGATAGCATTGTTCGCGCGGTAAGAGGGTAGATCATGCCAAGCATCAGAGAGCAGATTTTAGATAAGGTATTGACGGCATTTCAAGCCGTGAAAGAACCAGATACAACCGTTCCTGGTTACACACCCTCTCTTGATGACTGGCCGTTGACATTCTCAACCGTGGGGTTCGGACCATTAACCGACACAGATTTTCGCAAACGTTACAGCATCGGCATTGTCGCGGGAGCAGAGAAAGAAAAAGACGCTTTCCCGCTTATTCAATGCACTTTACAAGTTGGTATTGAATTTCGCATTACCGTTAATCAGAACGACCCCAGCCCCGCCATGATGGGAGAGCAGGTTCTAACTGTGGTAAAGCGGGTAGTTGATCAGAACAAGACGTGGGGTGGCTTGGCGGTGGACACCAGACGCACCAATAACGAGATAGACTTAACCAGCTATGGCGACAAAACAGTGATGGGGGTGCAGTTTATTGAAATCATCTTCCGCCATTCAATCAAAGATGTACGCAACCCTGATGCCGAGTTTTAAACTCATTCTTTTCACGTTGGTTGTTTTATGATATTGATTGCAATCAATTGCAAATCTATTAAGAGAGGTGAGACACTATGAGCAAAGTGAAATTCAAAAACAATGAAAAACAGGACGAAAATAACGAAACCCCAGCCATTCCTGACACTGAAACAACTACACCAACCCCTGAACCCACGACTGATTACGGTGTCGGTGGCGTTTACCGCTCCATCGGCGGCGGCAAGCGGGTAAAAATTTAAAGATTACTAAACTTAAGGATTTCTATTATGATTGTCTCCAATCCTCTTTTAACCCGCCGTGCCGTACTGCAATGTGCTATTGAAAGTGATTATCGTGTTCCTGCCCCAGTTGGGGTTGATGATGCGCTTTATGTCGAAGACTCCGATTATTCGGTTGATCCCAATCTACTTGAGCGCAATTTTGCCCGCGATGATTTATCGCCTTTGCCCAATATTGTTGGTCGCCGTCAAGCCAGCATCAAATTTACCACCGAGTTAAAAGGTAATGGTAAACAACATTCTGGCATTGTTATAGATGCACCGATTATCAGTCGCTTATTCCGTGCTTGTGGGTACTCACTCACCACGCTTAGCACCGCAGACGTAAGTCAAGTGTTCCCCGTTGGCTCTCACCCCTCAAATGTGACTTGGGCAGCAAATGTTGGCTCACACCAATCAACCATTGGTTATTTTATTGAAGTCACCACAGCAGGCGCATCTGGTACAGCACAAGTTACTGTTTCGTCTGACACGGCAGGAGAAAATACGTCAACACCCGTAACGATTACCTCTGGCACAGATTTAAACATTGGCACAACCGGCTTGAAATTAGCTCCAACCTTTACCGGTGATCTTGTTTTAGGACAGAAGTGGGTAGTTTGGTGCTTACCAAAAGGCTTGCGGCTTGATCCTGTTTCAGATGGTTTCGAGTCCCTCACTCTTGTCCTTAATATGGATGGGGTAGAGCATCGCATGTATGGCAGCTATGGCACTTTTTCTGTCAATGCTGAGGCCGGAGACTACGCCAAGATTGAGTGGGAGTTTCAAGGTACATATGAAGATCCTACCGACAAGCCTTTACCACAATGCAATTATGAAACCACTATTCCGGCACAGGTTGAACATGCACGTTTACGCATTGACAAGAATTATACAATCGTCAATGCGTGGAGCTTTGAGCAGGGAAATGATATTCAAATTCGCCCTGATGTTTCCTCTGGTGAGGGGTATGTCGGCACCCGCATTGTCTCGCGCGATCCCAAAGGCGGGATTGATCCAGAAGCTGAACTTGTCGCCAATCATGATTTTTGGGGCAAGTTAGGTCGGGCGGAACGTATGTCATTTCAAATCCGTATCGGCACAGAAAAAGGCAATACTGTATGGTTTCTGTCTCCCTCCGTTCAATATACCGGTCTTACCTATCAAGACCGTGACGGCATCCGTGCCTATGATGCAGAGTTAAAATATTCCCGTGTCTTCGGCAATGATGAAATGTGCATCATTTTCACCTGAAAACCCTATTGTCTCCCCACGTTAAACTGTCATAATCAATATAAGGGCGGCTTCAAACTCCGCCCTTTTCTTATGCAAGTTAATTGCAATTGATTTCTTTAATGGTAGGGGAATAAAATGAGTGAAATAAGGACACCCAAGAAAAAGAAAAACACGGATGTCAAATGGGAAGATATGACATTGTTTGAAAAATTCGGTGCCATCGTGTTGACCATTGCTTTTTTTATGTTTGCATTTTTGGCAATTATGGTTATTTGGGCACTCACATTTGGCAAGTCGTCAAAATCCCCCGAAGTCAAATTTTCACACGGCAATCGGATCATCGAAGATTTTATAGTTTACGAGAAAAATTACGGTAAAGATTGGCCGTTCGGCTACCATGACTCTGCAAGGGTAATTTGTGAGGTTAGGGATTACGGAAAGGCTAAAAATCTTCCTCTTGCTGTTGTTGATGTGGGTGGGTTTTGGTACGGGTTAAATTATGCGGCTATAAACGAGGGTGATTATAACAAGGCACAAGTCAGCCCTCCCAGAATTAAATATGGAACGGATGCCCGTATCAGTTATGATGGTTTGATAGACATGGAGAAGAAAGCTTTAGCTATGTCGGCTTGTGCGGTTTTCAAAAAATAAACGTCTCCGACACAATATTTAGAACCAAAGGCGAGCATTAAACCCGCCTAAAGAATTATCAAAAAACAAAAAATATAGATAAATCAATCGCTTAATACTTGACACATTAGGTAAACATGATAGATTAGGATTATAAGGAAAATCAACAAGTTAGCCAAAATAAGAAATTTGATTTATAGCTAAAATTCCAGTATAATATGGGTTGAATCATGATTATCAGTTTCCGCCACAAAGGATTAGAAGCCTTTTACAAAACCGGTTCAACCAAGGGGATACAGGCTAAGCATGTAACTAGGCTAAGACTTATCCTCGGTCTCCTTGAGATTACTGAGGATTTGGAAGCTTTGAGAGCACCATCATTCCGGTTGCACGCATTAAAAGGCAATCTTAAGGGTTTTTGGTCTATTTCGGTAAATGGAAACTGGCGAGTAATTTTCCGTTTTACAGGAAACGATGTAGAATTAATTGATTATCTGGATTATCATTGAGAGGAATGTAAAATGATGTACAATCCCCCCCATCCCGGAGAATTGATACGGGAAGAAGTGATTAATTATCTTGGTATTTCCGTTAAGGAAGCAGCCGAACGTCTTGATGTGTCCCGTGCAACGCTCTCCCGTGTTATCAACTGCAAAGCAAAGATGAACTCTGATTTGGCTTTAAGGCTGGAACTTGCTGGTATAAGTACAGCCCGCGCTTTGTTGGCAATGCAAGCCAATTATGATTTATTTCAAGCCAAGAAGCTTCCTAAACCACATGTCCGAGCTTTGGTTGGAGAAGTCGCTGCTTGACAAATGTCTTTGCTTATTATTGAGTAGAGTACAATTATGACTTTAGTAAATTCAACCCACTCCGGGGAAATTATACGAGAAGATGTAATTAATTAGGACTTTCTATCAAAGAAGCTGCGGAACGCCTCGGCGTATCCCGTTCAGTGCTTTCTCGTGTGATCAATTGTAAAGTGGAAGTTAGTCCTGATCTTGCCCTGCGTCTGGAAATTGCGGGAGTGAGTACGGCTGATGGATGGTTAGGCCTATAGGTTGATTATGACAAAGCCCAAATCAATAAGGGTAATCTCCCTCCTGTCCATGCTCTAACTGATGTAGTTGCTGCCTAATTTATTTTTGAGTATGCTTATTCCATAAAAATATCTTGCCTCCTGAAATTTCTAGATTGACGATCGCTATAACCTATCATATTAATAGGTAATCAGGAAAACGATATGATTTCTAGTAGCACTCCGAACAATCTATCTTCACCAGAAGCTTTACGTTTAATCCGAGAGGTAGCACAAGATTCTAACAAGATCATTGTTTCAAGGCATGCGTTTGAGCGTCAAGGCCAGAGGAGAATAACAATGAGACAGATAGAACAATGCCTCCTAAAAGGAACGATCGTGGAGGGGCCATTTGTAAACTCCAAAGGAAACTGGCAAGTTAGTATGTATCGACATGGAGCGGGTGAAGAAGTGACCTGCGTAGTGGCTATTGATTGGCCTAACAGGCTAATTGTGGTTACGGCATTTTGAATAGGATAATTAGAACATGACATATCATTATGTGGAAAGTGGTTTAGATAATGTATGGCTTGGCAATGGTTATACATTTCATCAAACGCCTTACGGTGAGGGAGTATCTGTTGATGATATGTCCGGCCTCCATAAAGCGATTAGTCAATGGCTTATCAATACCCCGAAGCGTCTGAATGGGGCAGACTTAAGATTTCTGCGCCTTGAGATGGATTTAACTCAAAAAGATTTAGCTGGTATTCTGGGGGCGGATGAGCAAGCTTTACGCCGATGGGAAAAAAATCGGAATAAATCCATCAATGGTTCAGCAGATCACTTGCTACGCCTTGTTGCCAAAGAATATATTCACGGAGACGGAGAAGTTCGCCGTATGATTGATAGGCTTGCTTCTTTTAATGCGCTTGAAGATACATCTGTTGTATTTCGAGAGACGGGTGGAGGATGGCAACCGGAAAATTATTTCCTGAATAATGAAAATTAATATGCAATTAATTGCAAATTAATTTTTTAAAAGAAAAGAGCGGCATTTTTTCTACCCACTTAAGGGCAGTCTCCAATAAATTCATTCAAAGCCTTGGTAATCAGCTTGCGGCGTTCTGCCAAGAAGTCTTTGTAATTTACAACTTCCAGTAATTCACGATTTTCATAAGGGATTGCTTGGGTAGAGAAAATCGAACCATCACCGCCGCGTTCAGCTAAAAGATCAACGAAATAATCTTTCGGTTCTGCATTGCTGATTTTCTTGTTGGTTCTTGCTCCGATAAAAGCAAAATTGGCAATATCATTGATTTCTTGTTTCTCGTACCTGCCCTTTAACACGGCTTGTGGGAAAATATGATGCGCTTCCAACAGGTTTTTATCCTCAGCATTTCGGGAAGAAAGTTGTAGGGTAGAGTGCCAGTCTTGCGCCCCATTGGCACGGAAAGCAAGAAACATGGTTTTAAATAAGGCACTGCTTTGATTGCGCCCCTCCAACTCGTCCTCAACAATATCAAGTCTACCAAATTGCACCCGCAACCGATCAATCATTTCTGAAATCGGCTTGTTTTGGCGGATTGTTGATAAATCCTGATCCATCAATGTTTCAACAGAACCTCTTGAAAATCTAGCTTTGGCATTTGCCAGCAACACCCAATAGCGCAATTGCTTTGCTTCATCAGAACCTAGTCTGAAATCTCGCATATGACAAAAATAGGCAACAATCGAAGTCAGATGTGGGGAGGAAAGTAAATTTGGATTATCAATTCCTGTATTGTTGCGCAAGAAATCAATTGCAAAGCGCATTCCCCTACATGCTTTACCCCAAGCCTCTTGCAATTGATCTTTGGTAAGGCTTGAAAGAGAAGAAAACTTTGACTGCTCGGTAGCGAAAATTACGAGGTTTCTTATGTGAACGCCTAAATCAAGGTCGAAATTATTTCTGGTGCATTCTTCCTGAAACTCTTCAAATATCTTTAATGAGCCTTGCCATTTGGCGGTTATTTGCGCCAAGGCCAAATCAGAACCACGCAATTTTGCTCCCAATGAATTAACACGGACAAAAATCTCTGTCACCTCTTCATAAGATAAGTTTTTCCCCAATATGTCCAAACGGTAAGTGTAGTCTTTAATCTTGCGCAATTGGGAAAGACGTTTCTGATATTTAGCATAGCGCGGGTCATCCCAACCTGTAAGCCCCGTTTGTCTTAAAATCTCACTTTCGTCCTTGTTGAATACATCTGAAACTTTTACCCATTGGGGCAAACGTTCTAGTCTTCCGAATGCTACAACAAAAGTCATCCTATTATAGATTGTAAGCAACTCGTCTTCTGTTGCTTCTGGGGCATCAGCTTCAACCTCTTCAGTATTTTCTAAATCTTTCTCACTATTACCGGTATCTTCAACCTCCGTTACAACTTCTAAATGGTCGGGATGTTCCAGATTAAAGAGTAACTCCATCGGTGAAGCACGTCCCTTAACATAAAGGGGTGTTCCTCTGATAACAGCAGATAATGAAGTGAGGCGTTGCTGCCCGTCCAGCAACAAATGAGTAGCAGAAAGTCCCGTGGTGTTTTGGCTAACGGCAAACTCTCGCAAAGGAACGGCTTGGTCCCCCATAGCCCACAGCAAGATGGCACCTGATGGATATTCGCGGTAGAGGGAATCGAATAAATCCCTTACCCTTGAGGAACGCCATACATACGGTCTTTGCATTTCCGGCAAACGAATTTCACCATCCTCAATCTTCCTGATGAGTGTCCCAACACTTGCGTCCGCTCTTTCCACGCTCAGCTCCTACTCTGGCTTAGTTACGCCCCTCAATTCACCAACTACCACTGCGCAATTTGAGAGTCCAGTAATTTCACGTATTTTTCGCAAGAATTTACCCCCCCCTAGTATTCTTAAGTATAAATTACAAGTATTAATAGTATAAATTTAAGTAAAAATAGAAAAATAATGTAAATACAAGAATTTTATACTTGACATATTAGGTAAACATGATAGATTAAAATTATAAGGAAAAACAATAACTTAACAAAAATGGAGTAAATAAAATGACAAACGAAATGTTGAATAAATTCGAACAATTCACCAACAACTACCGGATGACCATGCCTTGGAAAATGCCAAATGAGGCGGAGAAAATAGACGATTTAATCATATATTTCTCGCATAAAGTGAAAGAAACAGAGGAAAACATCTTCGATACTATGGGTGATTTCTACGCTTTTTATCGCGGGTTTCTTCAGAGCAAAACTGAAGATGGCGTTATTGAAGTATACCATGAAGGAGTTGACGGTTTTCTTACTTTCGTCAAAAAGGTAGCAGAGGAATTTGGTCTTTCTAGATGACCATTCCCTCCGAAATGTTCTGATTGATTTATCAGGGCATTTCGGGGTATTATGTCCCAAGGTTGAATTTAAATGGAGTTTTCGTAATATGCCCCTACAAACCAGTGAGCAATTTATTACCCAAATTGACTCCAGTCTTTTGTCTGCCCTTAAGGGGATTGCACAGAAAGAGGGACAACAACTGCAAACTCTCGTCAATGAAGCCTTGCTTGATCTGGTTGAGAAGCACAAGCAGGGCATCCCCCGTGCCCATGTCATGGCTACTTATCAAGAGAGCCTTGAGAAATTCGATGCGCTTTACAAAAAGTTGGCGCAATGACTGAATACTTGACTATTCTTGAAGTTCTAATAATTCACCAAGATCAAATTGAACGTTATGGTGGTACACACGGCATCCGTGACCGAGGATTATTAGATGCTGCCCTATCACGTCCACAATCAGGCCATTACGTTAATCTGATTGAGGAAGCCGCTGCCCTATGGGAAAGCCTCGCTCAAAACCATCCTTTTATAGACGGAAATAAACGGGTAGCCTTTGCAACTGCCTACACTTTTCTTGCCATAAATGGTGTGCGTATTATAGCTGGAGAAGAAGAAGTCTTCGACTTCATCAACAATCTTTATCAAATAAACAGTTTTAAATTTGAAAGCTTGGTAGCTTGGTTGAAGAATAATACATTGTCTAGTTTATGAGACTTATGCGGTTCAACCAATAGGCCACTTAACTCTGCCTATCTTTACGGATAAAGTCCGCTCTGTTAATGTCTTTCATATGGGAAAATATGTATGCAAGACTTATGTGGTGATGAAGGCTGATCGAGATGGTTCTCTTTATGGCGCACCGTTGGCGATTAAGCTCACCTATGCAGCGGCTCACAAAATCGCTAAACAGCATGCCCCAGCACGTGTCTTTTGCTTGATTGCCGACAAGAACGATGATCTGAACGGGGCGTTTTTCCCTGATGGTTCAGAGCGTGAGCCAGACCTCTCTCAATAATTTGCAATCAATTGCAAATATATTTTTACTTTTGTATCTTGTTCTCTGTGTTTAATCTTACAGCCCGGAGGCAGAACATGGCTCTCATTGCAATGACCACCTCAGAAACCATCACTTACGTTTCTGACAAAGACCCCGCCAAGAGGAAAATTACCGCTTTTCTTGACCCTACTGATCCATCAAAAGGTGAAACGACCTCCTCGGAGATTGGCTCTGATGCCACCGTGTTCAGGTTGCGCCCGTTGGATGTGTTCCTGATGGGTTATATTTATGACAATGCCTCTGAACTTTCAGGGCGGCAGGATAGTATTGAAATTGGCATCCGTACCAAAATTAACCAGACCAATATTGAGGCCGTCCGTCACGGGCTTGTTGGCTTTAGTAATTTCTTTGACAAAGCCGGTAAAGAAGTGCGATTTGAAACCCACACCATCAAGATCAATGACCGTGAATATACAATTGCCAGCGATGCAACCATGAAGCTGTTAGGCATCCAGCTTATTCAGGAATTGGCGGAACAGATCAAGAGTATCAGCGAGGTGTCGGCAGATGAAGAAAAAAACTCATCCGGGGCATTGTCGCCAGCCGATTAATGCCCGAACGCAATTGTGCCACCTGCACCCAGCAACAAAGGTGGGGTTGTACAGCAATCAGGTGGCGGTATCCCGATAAGGGTAAATCTGATCAACCCAGTAATTGGATACGACCTGCTGCCCTGCCAGTGACGATATTGGGAGAAACCTCTTATGCTTGCCCCCGCCAACCATTACGTGAAAACCCACAATATTGGGTTAAACTGTTTCGGTTTTATGGCTTGTTCAAGCAGGGGTTTCTCCCACAAATGGGAGCAGTACAAGACCAATGTAGCAAAGCAATCGATCTGTTCCGTATCATGGATGCCACCATCCAGCAATGCGACAGGATTGAATCGGAACAGGCACAGAAGAAGCAAAACCGTAAACCAGCAAGACGCGCAAAATAGCCTACTCACGCATTTGCAAATATTTGCACGGGATAAAAGAGATGAATAATGAAGAACTCAAATTTATCTTGAAAATGCGTGACGAGGCAAGTGCTGTCTTGAGCAATGTCGGGATGGGTTTTGATCGTGCCGGTAAAGAGGCGAAGAGCTTTTCCCAAAGCGCACAACAGGCCGATCAATCTCTGAATAACGTTATTAGCACGGCCAAACAGGCAGCAGTAGCCTTGAGTGGTATCTGGGCATCCAGTAAATTATTCTCAGGCGCGATGAGTGCTTTTTCTGAATATGAACAAGGCATGTTGAACGTCAAGAAGACGACCAATATGTCTGCTGAAGAAATGGAGGATTTCAAGCAAGCTTTTACCGAAATGTCGTCAACAATGGCTGGTATTGACCGTAAGGCAATGCTGGATATTGCTGGAGCAGCGGGGCAGCTTGGCATCAAGGGACGCGATAACATTCTTGCCTTTACCGAGACAATGAGCATGCTTGGCGTTGCCACCGATATTGTTGGCCGCGATGGAGCGAAGAGCTTTGCCCGTTTCCTTGCCTTGTCGAAAGAAACAGCACAATCTGCCGGTCGTCTTGGTGCTGTTATCAACCAGTTGGGTAATAACTTCGCCGCTGATGAGAGCGAAATTCTCAAAATGTCAATGACCTTGGCACAGGCGACAGCCCGTTTTGAGTTTGGGGCAGACAAACTTTTAGGTCTTGGCGCAGCCGCCGCTCAATTGAACATGCGCCCTGAATTGTTTGCTACCACCACCCAAAGAAGCTTGGGGGCATTATTTGATGCGGCAACCAATAACACAAAGGGCATGCAACAGCTTTCCGCCATTTTGGGAACAACAGATGAAGAATTTAAAAATCTGATCAATACCAATCCGGCACAGGCCTTGACGGATTTCTATGACGTGCTCGGCGCAATCAATGCGGACGGTCAGTCGATGACCGGCTTTCTTGCTCAATTTCAACTACAGGGGCAGGAGACACAACGTGTTCTTGGCACGATGGCACAAAATGCTGATCTCGCCCGAAACGCTATCAATATGGCCTTGACGGAAAGCGGGGAGGCGCAAGCCCTTAGAAAGGAATATAGCAGCTTTATTGATGGGCTTGAGCAAAATATCACTTGGCTGAAAAACGCTTTCAAAGACCTTGGTACATTTATATTCGGCCCGGTGGCTGAGGATTTAAAAGACTTGGTTAAAACGGCAAAGGAGAAAATTGATGGGATAAGGAAGGCTTTTGTCAGCCTATCCCCGACAATGCAGAAAGTCATTTCTTACGCAGCATTGATTGTCCCCCCGCTTATTGCGGCAATTCCTGCGGTAAGATTATTAGGCGCAGCCGTGAAACTGGCTTTTGGCTTTAACATGTTCAGTGCAGCGATTACTGCGATCAAGTGGGTAGGAAAAGGCCTCACGCTGATTTTCGGCCAGCTTGGAATTGTTCGATTGGCTTTTTCAGGGCTTGCCAAAGTAGCTATTTGGGCAGGTGGAGCAATTGTTGGGGCAATCGGAGCTATCCCGTTACTCATTGCCGCAGCGGTAGCCGCTATTATTGGTATTGGGTTGATTATCTGGAAATATTGGGATGATATTACCTCATGGCTCGGTGAGCGGTGGGATGCGTTCCTTAATATATTTGAAGGTGGTTGGTCGGAAATTCTGCCCCGCATGTGGGAGTATTGGAAGGAGTCATGGCTTGGTATTATTAGCGGTTTAAAACGCATCTTTACCGATTTTTGGGATTGGTTGATGGGGCATGGTGAAGAAACAGTAGAGGTTGCCGCTGAAGTCGATACGAAGGAAGTCAAGAAACAAATAGAAGAGCTTGATACTGCAAAAATTGTCATTGAGGGGCATCTGGTAGAACCCACCATCAACAAAACCTATGTTGAGGCAATGCGCGGCTTGAGTGACGAGCAGCGCGATTTGATTGATAAGTTCGATACGATGGGTAAGGCGATGCAGGAGGTGGCCGATATTGAAGCTGCTATTGCCAAGCTTAAAACCCTGCAAGAAGCCTCTTACGATTACCGGGACAAAAAGCAGCTTGCCATGGTTGAGGCCAAGCTTGAAGCCTATAAAGAAACGCTTGCCCCCCTCAAACAACAAATCAAGGAAATTGATAAAGAGTTGGAGAAAACCAAGGCTGTTACAGGAGAACAAAAAGCACAGCTTGAAATAACGGAAGCCATCCGTGCCGCCACCGAGCAATTGGGTATTCTTGAGAAAGAAGAACTTGCTCTCCTTACCAGCCGAACACAGGAATTACAGAAAGCTCGCCAGCTTGTCGCCTTTGATGAGGTACGAGATAATATTCAGGATGATATAGATGCTGCCCGTGCCGTCACTGTCGCCGCCAAGGATGAGTTGGAGGTGCGTAAGCGTATCCGTGACCTTAACCGTGAAAACATCGCCATTAGTAAGGAACAGGAAGAGCGTATTCGCCGCCAGATGGAGACATTGCGTAAAACCAACCGCGACCAAGCTTTTACTGATTTGATGGAGAGCACAAGGCGCGAATTGCAAATGGTGCGGGCAACCACAGCCGCCGAAAAAGAACAGTTGCAAATCCGTCACCAGATTGCCGATTTTGAAAAATCCAATGGTGAGATGAGTACCGTTCAAAGACGCACTTTGGTTTTAACTCAAGCCGCCAAAACCCAGATGGAGGCTTTCAACAGTTTGAAAGATACGCTTGACCCTGTCGGGGCAGCAACAAGAGAATATGGCGATAATGTCGCCACCTTAAACCGTGCACTTGGAGATGGTACGATCACACTTACGCAATACCAGCAGCTTCTGGCAACCTTGCAGCAAACTACGCAAGCCGCCCGTGATCCGTTCGCGAGCCAGATAAAGAACTTGCGCCGCCAGATGGATTTGGCGAAAGTCGTTGGTGATTACCGTGAGGCCGATAAAAAGACCATCCAGTCAATTTTAGACATGCAGGATAAAGGACTTACTGTCAGTCGTGAACAAATAATGTTGCTAGCCGAGGCCAACCGGCAATTACAAGATATTGAGAAGACCCAATCCTCCGGCTTGCATGGCTGGATGAACTCTATTGGCTCAATGCGTGATAATCTTCTCGATTTGACGAAAGACTTTGCCAGCGAAATGTCCAAATCCATTGTTGGGGCGTTTACCGATGGTAAAAGTGCCATGGAAAATTTCTTCAAGAATATGGCGAATAAATTGCTGGAAATCAGTGTCAATCAGGCATTGAAGGGGTTGCTGACAAGCATGACACCAAAGGCTGATAGCACAACTTCAAAAGGCGGTTTCTTAAGCAAGTTATTTGGCGATATTGCCGGGGTTAAACCAAATGACAACGACATTGCCAGCATCCAGTCGCTTACTGCCCAAACCATGCCCGTTACAGCAGCGCAAGTCATCATCAACGGTTCTGTCGCCGCCATCAACTCAACTCCAGCTTTAGGAAATTCTAGAGGAGTTTCTAGTAACAACGTTTCTTCCCCACCAGTCGGGCGTATCTATGAGGATTTGGCGGCGGCCAATCAAGCCATTCAACAAACAGTTGCCGGGGCGGCCGCTTCTGCCGTTGATAATGCCACAAGATTTCTCAATATGCACGAGGTAAAAAACGGTTCTGCACTCAATAGCTTCATGCGCTCTAATGGAGTTAACATTAATGCCGCGCAAACAGCATGGTGCGCCGGTTTTGTCAATGCCAATCTAAACGCTATGGGACTGAAAGGCTCTGGTTCATTAGTCGCCAACTCATTCCTTGGTTGGGGTATGCCGGTTGAAGCTAACCAAGTCGCAAAGGGTGACGTTCTCGTTAAGCATAACGGCAAGGGCTATAATAATGTCGGCGGCCATGTCGGTTTTGCCACCGGCAACAGCCAAATGACGGATCGTGGACTGATGCTGGAAATGCTCTCCGGTAATCAGGGAAACCGCGTACAAAAAACGTGGGAAATGGCAGACGGGTTATCCATCCGGCGCGGTGTTGAACAACAAATGGCTCAAGCCAATCAACAAATCACTCAAGCCAGCCAGAAGATGCAGGAATTAGGCCAAAGCATGCAAGTCGCCGGTCAAAACAGTCAAACATTAGGGCAGAATATCAATCAAGCTGGTTCTGCCGCACAACAAGCCGGAACAAATACGCAAAATTCTAGCCAAGCTTTCAACCAAGCAGGGCAAAATGCTCAAAACACCGGTAGCCTCTTTACCCAAGCTGGAACACTGGTACAACAGGCCGGTGAAAAAGTACGCCAAGTCGGTCAATCGGTTGCATCTAGCGTTCCCAGCCTGTCCAATTTCACGCAAGGGGTAAATAACGTTGGTAACAATGCCGCTCAAGCCTCACAACCTTTAAGCGGTTTTAATAGTATCCTTGGCTCTCTTCTTCAGCAGCTTCTCGGCGGTTTGGGAGGCGGGGCGGGCGGTGGTATGGGTGGAATATTCAGTTCTCTTCTGGGCGCGTTCTTCCATAGTGGCGGTAAAGTCGGTTCGCACACTGACATCAGACCAATCAGCCTTGGTTCTCTTCCCCGCTTCCATAAAGGCAATAGCTTGAAAGGGGATGAGTTCTTAAGTGTCCTGCAAAAGGGTGAACGGGTGCTAACGGAACGCCAAGAGGGACAGACTTTAGGTCTGATAAAAGGTTTGGCAAATTCTGCTGTCAATAATGTTTCAAACGTGTTTGCCCCGCAAATGTCGATCAAGGTTGAGGGCGATTCAAAGGGTGAGGAAGCAGATCAGAAACTCGCTGCCAGACTGTCACACGAGCTTGATTTGATGTTGAAAGCCAAAATGAGTGAATTTGCCCAAGAAAATATGCGTAATGGCGGACTACTTAATCAAGGAAAATTTGCATGAGCCATCCTGTCTTTCCGCAACCAAGCCCTGACGTTACCAGTGTTTCCCCCGGCTCATCCATTAGTTTCAAACCACGAGTAAACCGTGCTGATTTTGGTGATGGTTACTCGCAACGCTCCGGTGACGGTTTAAATGCCAATCCTGCCAACCTTTCAGCCAGTTTTGATAATCTTCTTGCGCATGAGGCCGATATAATCATGGCGTTTCTGGCTGAGCGTAAAGGCTATCTGCCATTTCTGTTTCTTGTTCCAGGTGAGACACAACCACGCCAATTTATATGCCCTGAATGGCGTAAAGATTTGGCAGGGGCAAAACATTTCAATATCTCGGCCAGTTTTGAAGAGAGTTTTGATCCATGAACATAGCTGCCGCTTCCCAAAGCCTTACCCCGGGCGATAAAGTTAATCTCTACACTCTTGATCTTAACCCTGTCGGTGTACAGATGATTTTGCATTTCACAAATAACCGCCTTGAAGACTGCAGTCCGGTCATCTTCAACAAGATTGAATATGCCCATGTTGATATTGAAACCAGTGGGTGGGAACAAACCGGCACGGGTCCGTTTCCTCGCCCCAAAGTCAATATTGGCAATGTGTTTGATTTCCTCTCCGGCCTACTTTACGCTTATGATGATCTTGTTGGGGCAAAATTCATCCGCCTTGTCACCTTCCGTCAGTTTCTGGACAATGGTGACGCGCCTGATCCCGATTCTTACTTTCCACCTGATATTTACGTCATTGAGCAAAAAACGGCAGCGACAAAATCTTCCATTGAATTTACATTGTCTGCCGCTGTTGATCAACAAGGCGTGACCTTACCCAGACGCAAGATTTTTCGAGACACTTGTACCCACTCCTACCGCATCCCTAAAGCGGGGGGATTTAACTATAATAAGGCGACTTGCCCCTATACCGGCACGGCCTGTTTCAACAAAAATGGTGATGCCACCACGCCAGATAAAGATCAATGCGGCTATCGCTTGTCTGACTGTAAATTACGTTTTCCAACCGGTGCATTGCCAACACGGGCTTTCCCCGGTGTTGTCCGCACAAGCTTGAGGTAGAAGAAATGTTCAATCAATCCGTTCATGAAGCTTTTAAGCAGCATGCCATCTCTGTTTACCCGCAGGAGGCGTGCGGTTTTGTAATTGGTGATAAGCAAGATGATTCTGACGGCAATTCATCTGCAATTAATTGCAAATCAATTAATGCCCGCTATATCGCTTGTGACAATATCGCTAAAGACAGGGCAAAAACCTTTGAAATTGACCCCATCCGTTATGTTGAGGTGCAAGAAGATGCGTGTCTTCTCGCTATCCTCCACTCCCATATTGCTCAAGAAAAAGAAGATGGCACATATGAGCCAACAACTGATTTTCCCTCACAGTTAGATATGAAGTCACAGCAAGCCTCCAACCTGCCTTGGGGCATTGCTGTCTGTCGTAAAGACTTCTGCACTGATCCCGCCTATTTTGGTGATATGCTGCCTATCCCTGATCTGATTGGCCGCCCCTTTCGCCACGGCGTGACAGATTGCTTTTCGCTTATCCGTGATTGTTACCGTTTGGGTAAAGAGGATTTGGCGGCACAAGGTATTGCTGATTGGCCTTATGAACCGTTTATACTCGAAGATATGCCGCGTGATTTTGAATGGTGGCAGCATAATGAAAACCTCTATATCGACAATTTCACCGCTCGTGGTTTCACACTGATTAGTGAAGAGGAAGCCCGTATCGGCGATGGTTTCCTTATGTCGATTTTCTCACCCGTTCCCAATCATGGTGGTATTTATTTAGGCGATGGTTTGGGGTTGCATCATTTGCAGTGGCAGCTTTCCAAACGTGAAAATCTTCATATCTGGCGGCGTAAAATCACCCATTGGCTGCGTTTTGTGGGAGAACAAGATGCTGCGTAATGTTTATCTCTATGGTGAGGCAGCAAAACTCTTTGGCCGTAAATTTCGCCTTGATGTCTCCTCACTCTCTGAAGCTGTTCGCGCTTTAGGCGTTCTTGTCCCCGGCTTCAAGCAATATGTTATCACCCATGATTTCCAATGTGTACGCGGCAAATCACGCAAAACCGGTTACGCATTGGATAGTGAGCAAATTCCGTTTCATCTTGGCAAATCCGATTTACATATCACGCCCGTTATCGTTGGGGCTGGTGGTGGTAAGGGGGCAATCATTGGTAAAATCATTGCCGGTATTTTACTCGCCGGTTTTGCGTTCTTCACTGCCCCAGCCTTAACTGCCACCATAGGTGGTACGGCCATTACTTACGGTAATATCGTGACGGCGGGTCTTGGTATGGCCTTTATGGGCATAAGCCAACTCTTATCAGCGCAACCCAAGAAAAAAGAAAACACAGAAGGTAAGGGCAGTTCGACTTTCTCCAACGTGCCGCAAGTTTCTGAACAGGGTGAACCCGTGCCTCTACTCTATGGCCGCTTCATGATCCGCAATCCGCCTTTGATTTCAACCGGTGTGATTACCTCTGATATTGGTTACGGGCAAGCTGCGTATGGAGGTAAAAGCAATGGTTGATAAAAAGCTGACTGAAAACCAATCCGTATCCTTCTTGCGTGGTGCTGGTGGCGGAGGCAAGAAAAGCGGCAAAGTCAAGGATGATGCCAATACTTTACGCTCCAATGCCATTGCCCGTGTTCTTGCCCTTTTGTGCGAGGGAGAAATTAAGGGGTTGGTTGATGGTGCAAAATCCATCTATCTTGATGATGTTCCTTTGCATAATGAACATGGCAACCCCAACTTTTCTGGTGTCAATTGGGCGTTTCGTCATGGCTTGCCAGACCAAGAACCAATTACCGCCATGGTCGGGGTGGAAAATGAAATGCCGGTGGGTGTTGAAGTCACCTCGAAAATGGCAATCACCCGTACCCTGCTGGATGCTGATTACACTTCCTGCCGTGTCACAGTTAGAATACCGGCTCTGGTCAACCAGACCGACAACGGCATGAAACGCACCAGCGTCAAGTTTCAAATTATTGTTCGTTATCATCAAGGACCATGGGAAACCCCCTTTGGTTCAGGTGGAATTGAAATTTGGGGCAAAACCACCTCGGCCTATGACAAGCAATTTTCCTTTGCTTTGCCGAAAGCCCCCAATGGGCAAAATTCGCATCCTTGGGAAATTCAGGTTATCCGCCTGATGCCGGATAGTCATGACATAAAATTACAAAATAGTATCTATTTTGGTTCACTTACTGGCATTATTGATGAGCAATTTACCTATCCCGATAGTGCTCTGTTTGGCATGACGGTTGATGCTGAACAATTTGAACGCGGCATGCCGAACCTCTCATTGCTGCTTGATGGCAAGATTATCAAAGTCCCCTCAAACTATGATCCAGAAACCCGTGCCTATACTGGTATCTGGGACGGTACGTTCAAGGAGGCTTATTGCGACAATCCAGCATGGATTTATTATGATCTGTTGGAGAATAATCGCTCTGGTCTCGGCGGGTTGTTGGAAAGCGTCTTCATTGATAAATGGACACTCTACGATATTGGTCGTAATTGTGATGTCATGGTGCCTAATGGCTATGGTGGAGAAGAGCCAAGATTTACCATTGGGGCGTATATTACGCGAGCGGAAGAAGCTTATGATTTACTGCAAAAAGTGGCTTCTGCCTTTCGCGGCATGTCTTTCTGGTCATCAGGAGCGGTAACAGCGACCCAAGATGTCCCCTCCGATCCAGTTGTTCTGGCAACTCGTGCCAATGTCATAAAGGGCGAATTTTCTTACTCGGGGTCAGCCCTCGCGGCACGTCATACCGTTGCTCATGTCAAGTTTTACGATCCTAATGATATGTATCGCCCCTCGGTTGAGGTGGTGCGTGATCATGATGGTATTATTCGTTATGGTGAGAGGGTCAAAGAAGTTGATGCTTTTGGTTGCACCTCCAGAGGGCAAGCGCACCGCGTCGGCCAATGGATTTTGATGTCAGAAATGAATGAAACCCAAACTGTGAGCTACACGGCGGGTTTCGATCATGGTCATGTCAAGGTTGGCGATATTGTTCTGGTGATGGATGAAAAACAAGCCAATGTTGATCATGGTGGCCGCATCATCAAACAAATAGACAATCGTTGGGTCAAGCTTGATCGTCCAATTACCGCTGGCACATCTTCAGGGGCAAAACTCCTGCTTACCCATCCAGACGGTGAGGTGGTTGAATATGATCTCGCTTCCGATTTCACAGACGCAACGGAGGTGATGGTTGCTTCCGATATTCCGGTTGATCTGCTCCCTGCCTCGGTGTGGATTTTATCAAAATCTACTGTCAAACCAAAACCTTACCGTGTCCTTTCCATCAAGGCCAATGAAGAACACCAGTTTGATATTGTCGCTTTGGAACATTACAGCCCCAAATATGCAATTATTGAGGGCGACCCGCAATTTGCTGAGCCTATCTATCGACAAGAGGCAGAAGTTGAAACTGTAGAGAATCTGAATGCTGTTGAATACCAATTTTTCAAGGATGGTGTGCCGCGTTCCAACATGACAATTTCTTGGTCTGTACCGGTGCATATGTATGCGGCGATGTTTCGGGTAGAAATTGACGGACCGGGCGGTGATACCCATATCGTTTACCCGAGTCTTGCGGGGTCAACTGTTGATGTTGAGGATATTATCCCCGGCACTTGGAGTATCAGGGTCTATTCATTGAGCTTAAGCGGGGCAAGATTCCAACCCGCCACCCTTGACTATAATGCTATGGGTTGGGAGGGTGTGGATTTACCGGAAGTCCAGAATTTGCGTCTGGCTTCCCCTTTCACTACCGCTGATTGCAGCATTGTCTGGGAAAATGATTTTCCCAATGCACCAACAAACAACCCGATGTTCAAGCGGGCAGAAGTCAAGATTTACTCATATATCAACAGTCTAAAAACCTTACGGCGCAGCGAGTATGTGTTTGGCAATAGCTATACCTACAGCTTTGCCCTGAATGAACAGGATGGTATTCCGGCAAGAGAGTTGATCTTTGAGGTTTCTGCTACTGATATTTATGACCGCACCGGCGAACCAGCTGAACTCACCGCTTATAATGAACCCATCCCCGCCCCAACAGTAGAAGTCACCGCTGGTATGGGCAGTATCGTTGTGTCTTACGCTATTCCCTCGGTAGAGGATTACGTCAAGACAAAAGTCTGGATTTCTGGAATTCAAGATTTTGACCCCACATTAACCGTCCCTGCCTATGTGGGAATAAGCTCATTTCATGCCCACCCTGTGGACGATCATAATCCCCGCTATATCCGCGTAGCTCATATTGACAGCTTTTCTGATAATGATTTTGCTGTATCCAGCGAATTATCAACCTCAGCCTTGCCTTTGATGCTCGACACTACCCCACCAGCAACACCAACGGGTTTGAGTGTTGTTTCGCAACCTTACACCCCTACACAATCAAAGATCACTATAACATGGGACGAAAATATTGAGCCTGATTTTGCTTATTATGGTTTGGAAATTTCTGAAAATAGCAACAATTGGATTCCCTTTACTGTTTTCAACAATCAATATGTCTTTTATGGAAAACCTGTTACCTACTGCGGTATAAGGCTCCGTGCTCATGACAGAGCGGGTAATGCCTCGACTTATACAGAAACGTGGCATCAAGCAGCGGCTTGGAACTCACCACCACCCACTCCTTTCATTGATGATATTACAAGTGGCTTTGGCACAGTCTGGTTAAGATGGAGCAGCCTTGATGAGTATTATGGCATTGCGCATTATCAGATTTGGGAAGATGTAGATGGCAATATATCTACATACACCGTCAATAACACCAGCTTCATGCGTTCTGGCTTGCCTGATAACCAATTATGCACTTTCAAAGTGCGGGCGACAGATATATCAGGAAATCAATCTGAATGGTCAGAGGAAGTATCAGTTACGACAACAGGTTCACCCGGCGTAACCCAAGACGATTTGCAAGGCTTAATTACCAACGCCTCTTTTGCTGAAGGATTGGTGGGGATTGAGGTTCTAGCTAGCCTTCCCAGCACCGGCAATAAAGAAGGTCGCGTTGTTCTCAATACTACTGATGGCAAGCTTTACCGCTTTATCAATGGTGAGTGGACTGTCTCAACACAGGCCGAAGATATTAACGGCAAGCTTACCGCTGGGCAAATAGCAGCAGGGGCAATTGGCGCAGATCAAATCGCCGCCAATGCCATTTCTGCCAAACATTTAACCATTGGCGACTTCACCAACCTCATTGATAATGGTTGGGCAACCGGTGATATTTCTGGTTGGGACAAGCATGACAGTATTTTTGAACTACCAAATCCAGCAATTAATGCTGATCATTACGGCTATACTATCACAAGCACCGGCAGGGTTGCTGCCACATCCAAAAATATTCCGGTTCAATCAGGCGAGGTTTATTATATTGGCGTATGGGTGAATAATACTGATCCCAACTATGATGCTTGGATTGGTGTTGGTGCAACAAAACCAGATGGCACAATTGTCTGGTCTGATCTATTCTCAACCAATGTCAAAAATGACTGGGTTTATTTAAGCGGGCAATATAGCGTCCCCGATGAAACAGAGAGCATCTTTGTCTATCTGTTTACTGCCAGACCATTTGGTGAGACAGGCAGTCCTGCGCATTGGTCAAAGCCGCTGATGCGCCGTGCTGCCAATGACGTGTTAATTGCTGATGGGGCAATCAAGGCCGAACATCTCTCGACAGGTGAATTGATTGCCAATTCTGCTCAAATCAAAGATGCAATCATCACCGATGCTAAAATAGTTGATCTGGATGCTGGCAAGATCAAGGCTGACACAGTGCTGGCGGGTTCAATTAAGGTTGGCAATGATACGCTTGATCTCATAAAGAACAATGCCAGCAACCCCGTCACAGCTATCAATAATGGCGCAACCTTGATTGACCCGGGTAAAATCCTGATCAGTGGCGGCACTTCTCTTGCCGACTGGCGTATGGGTGGCGATACCACCAAGATTAACGGCGGCAATATTGCTACCAATACGATTACGGCCAACAAACTGACCATTGGCTCACGAGGAATTACCGTCACAGGCATTACCTTTGAGCATAACAAGCCTGATTTAAATCACGTTTCTTGGACATCAGGCAGTATAAGATATATCGCGGATAATGGGGGTAGTAGTAATAGGGTTATTGCCGCAGACGAAGCTATATGGTCTTATGATCCCCTTTATATTTATTGGCAGAAAAATTCCATCAACCTGCAAACAACCACTAATTTCAATACAGCCAACCAACCCGATAATATTATTCTTGCTGTTTATAAAGGTGGAACAAATCTTGATGCCAATTATGGCCGCACCATCATTGAAGGCAACCAGATCAAAACCGGTTCTATTACCGCCAATCAGATACAAGCAGGGGCAATTCAAGCTCAACAAATCGCTGCTGATGCGATTTCTGCCGGGCATATTCAATCAAACGCTATTGTTGCCAACAAAATAGCAGCCAATGCTATTACTACTGATAAGATTGTTTCAGGCGCAATCACCGCCGATAAAATAGCTGCTGGTGCAATCACTGCTGATTTACTCACCGCCGGTTCTATTCATGGTAGTGTCATACAGGCGGGAACATTGAATGCTGATCGTATTGCCGCTGGCACAATCACTGCTGATAAAATCATGGCAGAAACCGTTGAGGCCACAAACTTAAAACCCGCTGCCATTACGCAGGTGGCTTTTGGTTCAGGCACAAATTTTAGCCTTGGCCTTGATATACAACACGGCCATGTGCTGATTATTGCCCAAACAAGCGGCATTCCAAGTGGGTATAACGCACAAATGATCAAAAGGAATGGTGTTAATCTTGTTGCTTATAGCACTGTGACACTTAACTATACGACCATTGTTCATAAAAGTGGCCAAGGTGGCGGAGATTATTACACACAGAATAACACCGTCCATTTCAATCAATTACTCTATTCCGATAGCCCACCACCTGGTTGGCACAGCTACACATTTCCGAGTGGTAGTGCCATTATCATGAACTATAAACGATGATTTTTACATTGTCGCATGTTATCATTTACTATATGATGCTATCATAATTAATATGGAGACAAATCATGGGATCGGTTCTTGTTAGAAATTTACCCGAGGCAACGCATCGTGCTTTAAAAAACATGGCCGCAAAGCATGGCCGCAGCGCCGAAGCCGAATTACGCCACATTATTGAAGCGGCAGTAAGACCACCGAAACGGCTCAAACTCGGCACAGAGCTTGCCAAGATTGGCAAAGAAATAGGCATGAATGATGAGGAATGGGCGATGTTTCAGGAAAACATTAAAAGAGACAAAACCCCTGTTGAACCAATGAAGTTTGATTGATGATTATTTTAGATACCAACGTTATTTCCGAACCTATGCGTTCCAAACCTGATACTCACGTGTTGGAGTGGTTCAACGAACAGGATTTTGAGACCCTCTATCTAACAACAATTACGGTCGCAGAAATTCTTTTAGGTATAAGATCTATGTCAGACGGCAAACGCAAAGCCAACCTTCAGCATGGCTATTATAATAAGGTTCTTCCGTTGTTTAAGGGTCGTATCTTGCCTTTTGATTATGAGGCGGTGGATGAATATGCTTCGTTTATGGCGCATGCCAAAAATATTGGTCGGTCTATTGGGCAAAATGATGCTTATATCGCCGCCATTGCTAAATGTCATAATATGATTGTTGCGACACGGGATGTCAGCCCATTTGAGACCGCAGGACTTGAAGTTATTAATCCTTGGAAAGAATAAACGCATGCAAAAAGTTGATTTTATCCGATATAATCTGACCAATGGCAAGATTTTAAGTGCTGTTTCTTGTCCCCAATATGCTTACGCCTTTAATGCCCCACCAAGCACGGAAGTCGGTTATTTGTCTGGCACAGTCACTGATATAGAATCTTTTTACGTCTCGAATGAACAGCTTGTCGAACGCCCCAACTTCAACCTACCCGATACGCCAATTCAAATACAAGCCAACGGCATTGACAGTTTTGAATTGAACAATCTTCCCCAAGGCACAATTGTCACTATTGAACCAGATGATGAAACACATGCAATTGATGATGGAGAATTGTCTTTCGCCACAGAACAGCCCGGCTTTTACGCGCTCCACATTAACGCTTTTCCTTATCAAAAAGCCACTGTTACCATTGAGGCCGTATTATGAAAATCGTCAAAAAAGCTGATATTGAAGAAGCGCGTGCCGCGATCATTGACAAGATTAACAATCAAGCTGAACAAGCCGCAGCGCAATTCCTTACCCCGACAAATCTTGCCCAGCATATGTATCGGCTCAAACAACAAGAGATGCGGCAATTCTATCGCTATGCCAGTGAGCAAGATACGCCATTACTCGCAGAGGAAGCCAAGCTTCGAGATGTGCCTTTACCCCAACTTGTGCAAGACATAGAGCAAAAACAGGCAGAGTGTGACGAAGCCTTAAAGGCTATTGAGCTTGCCCGCCAACAAGCCTTGATTACTGCCAAACAAGCCACAACCGTTGCCGAACTCCATCAAGCCGCTGATGTAGATTGGGTGCGGGTGGAGGAAGTGCGGGAAACCAAGGCTGCTATTGAACCTGCCTTTGATTTTATTTCTTACCTTAATTGATGAAATCAATTGCAAATATATTTACAAAAATCATTTCCTTGACAAGTACCTAAATTGTTGGCGTAATAGACAACATGACGGCAATAAAAATCATTGAACATAAGAGCGTGGAAGCTGACGGTAGTATTATCCAATTTGTTGTTTGGAACGTCCCAACACCCCGTCCCGCCTACCACCCACGGTTTTAAGTATAGGATGGTTTATATCCGTAACGGTGAACGGATTGTCGGCTTTGATAATGAGCGTGGCAAAGGTGATCATACTCACCTTGATGGTAAAGAATACTCTTATCAATTTACAACCGTTAAACAACTCATTGAAGATTTTAGGTTAGAGGTAAGAAAACGGAGGCAGAAGTGAGAACATTAACGATTACAACAAATCCTGATTGGGAGACTGAGTTGATTGCGGCTGGTGAACGTGCAGAAATTGGAATAAAAACCGGTACATACCAGGGAGAAACATTAAGTTTTGAAACAGTGGGAACGTTTTTCTCCCACCTAACTGAACGCCGTTGGCAATTACTGAATGAACTTTTAGGGGCTGGCACGGTGGGAGTAAGAGAGCTTTCCCGCCGATTGGGACGCGATGTTAAGCGTGTTCATGAAGATGCGGCAAGTCTGGTTAATCTTGGGCTGCTTGAGAAAGACGAACGCGGTGCATTATATTGTCCCTTTCAGCATATCCATGTTGATATGACGCTGGAAAAGAAAACCGCGTAACTCCTAATCCACGCGTGCTATAATAAAAGTGGCCAATGGTAATTTATTCTTGACAAATGTTTACTATTGGCATACATTGGTATGTATGAAAACCATAATCTACAGTAGACAAGCAGCAAAGGTTCTTCGGGGATTACCCACCAATATTGCCGCTAGGATAGAGAGTAAAATCAAACAATATGCCACTGATCCAACTTATCAAGCAAATAATGTTAAAGCTATGCAGGGTGATGAATTTAAAGGCTGTTTGAGATTACGTGTAGGTGATTGGCGCGTTATTTTCTCGGAAAGCGGCAAGGTAATTGATGTGCGGAAAATTGCTAGCCGTGGTAGTGTTTATTAGGAGAGTAAAATGAGAATCCAAAAATTGGAAACCATAGGTGGAGAAACTCTTGTTGTTTTGCCACAATCAGAATATGAAAAAATGATTGAAGCATTAGAAGAAAGGGAAGATGAAAAATCTATCCGCATCTTCGAGCAAAAGCTAGCGGCAGGTGCGGAAGAATACATCCCTTCTGAAATGGTTGAGCGTTTTATTGCTGGCGAGAACCCAATTAAGGTCTGGCGGAAATATAGAGGGTTGTCTATCCGTAAACTGGCTGACATGATAGGACTTAGTCCATCGTTTCTCTCCCAGATTGAAGCAGGAAAGAAAGAAGGTGCAGTTTCTACTTATAAGAAAATCGCCGAAGCTCTTAAAGTTACAGTAGACGATTTGATTTAAGTCACGCCGATGTGATGGGTTGCGCAGTGTGCCAGCTTCTGTTGGCAATATAGTTATTTTTGTTGTTTTGCGATATTATTGCAATTAATTGCAAATTAATTTTTACACAAAGATTTATTCCATGGTTACGCGCTCCGAGCTTTTGAAATTTCTCCCCAAAGCCAATCCGGTACTGGTTGATGCTATTGTTAATAATTGGCACATGGCAGAAAAAGCGGGGATTAAATCTCCGAAGCGTATCAGACAATTTCTTTCCAATATCGCCGTTGAAACGGCTGGTTTGACAACAGTGGTCGAAAACCTCAATTATACCAGTAGTAATCGTATCAGGCAGGTTTGGCCGCGCCGATTCAAAACAGAGAAATCTGCCCGTCCTTATGTTAACAATCCGAAGAAGTTAGCAGTCAAGGTCTATGGCGGACGGATGGGTAATAGTCCTGCCCCAAGCACAGATGGTTGGGATTATCGCGGCGGCGGTATGTTACAGACTACAGGGCGTACCAATTATACCGCCCTTGGTTTTGGTACTAACCCCGAAAAATTACGTGACCCCAAAATTGCATTTGTCACTGCCGTTGCCGAGTGGTCAAAACGTGGCTGCAACCAGCTTGCCGACAAAGGTGCAACCATTGCCATTAGAAAAGCGATACAGGGCGGTTCTGGTGGCCTTGCGGAAGTAAAACGCTATCTGGTACGGGCAGAGAAGATATGGCCGGATACGAGTTTTAAAGACACGATTAAGCGTGAACCCAATCCCAAGGCTTCTCCCATCCAGATTGAGGAAGCACAACAGATGTTGCGGGATTTGGGTTATACCGAAGTCGGCAAGCCAGATGGCTTAACCGGACCATTAACCCGTGCCGCCATTTTGGCTTTTCGTTCCGATAATAATCTTCCTTTGAGTGTGGAAGTAGATCAAGAGCTTCTCAATGCGCTAAAAGATGCTCCCCCGCGTACCATGCCTATTGAACGCGCCGCCGCCAGCAGGGAGCATGTTATCCAGCGTATTCCCGAAGTCAAAGCCAACTTCCTCAATAAAATTGTCTCTGCCTTAACAGCCTTTGCCTCTGGCATAGCGGCCTTGTTCATGGGGATGCTGGATAGCTTGAAAGAAGCACGAGAAACTTTATCCCCACTTGAAAATCTTTTTACCAGCATTCCCGTTTGGGCTTGGTTATTCATTATCTGTCTCGTTGCGCTCGCAATGTGTATTATTTCCCGTAAGGGGGAAAAAGCCGGTATTAATGCTTTCCGTCATGGAGCAAGGCGATGAGCTTCAAGTTCAAACTGATTTTATTGGCATTGGCTGTTTCTGCCTTAATTGGCCTGATTGGCTACACCATTCACGCTATTGCCACCATCTCAAGATTGGAGACTTTAAATCATGTCAATGAAGCCAATAGAAAAGCAGAACAAGCGGCAGGAAAAGGCCAGTCTCACGTGGATGCTTGCTACAATTCTGGTGGTGAGTGGGATAGGCTTAACGGGCTGTGTCAACACCGCCCCCGTCAATAAACCTTGTGGGATTATCATTGATCCACTTGGTGATGTTGAAGCTACCACCAAGGACGGTACAAGACGTTTGGACATTCATTTTGAACGCGGCGTGAAAGCGGGTTGTTGGGATAGGTCTACAGCGAAAATAAAGGGGAGCGCCCGTGTTAAGCAATCATGATGTTTCATTCTGGATTGCGGTTATCGGGGCAGGATTGGTAAAACTTGCCACCTCTCCCCGCGTATCATGGTTACGCTGCTTGATTTCTTTAGCGGTTGCTGTCTTCGCCGCTTGGGCATTTACCAAACCATCTTTGAAACTTTTGGGACTGGATGAGGATTATACTATCCCCGTTGCTGTATTGATTGGCCTAACAGGTGAAAGCGTAATCAAATGGCTAATCTTTTTGACTTCCCACCCCAGAGAAGCCCTTGAATATCTGCGCATCTGGAGGCTGAGGTAATGTGTAAACTTCATTTGCCATGGATAAAAATTCTGATTATCGGCTGGCTGATTATTCTTCTTCTTGCTTCTTTTTCAACATCAAAACCTCATATTACACCTGTTTATTTTCAGATGAATCACGTTCAGGGAAAAGTCCTGGCATCCATTGATAAGCAAGACGCGTTGGAAAATTTAAAGAAAGCGGTGCGCGTAGACTCTTGGAGGTCAAAACGCCATATTCTATCAAAGTAGAAGTAATGCGCCGAGCTTGGCGATCCGTCACACCCAACAAAGATGCGACATCAGAGCGAGGCAACTCACCACGAAACAATACAGCTTCAAGAACTTGTTCTGATTTTGTCGGCAACACATCATTATGAATTTCATTCTTTGCCCAATTTATAATACGGCGGCGCAAATGGTTTGGAGCAACCAATTCACGCATGAATTGCACTTGATCAATGCAAGTTTCGAGGAAGAAACGGGTAAAAGATGCAAGTGCTTCTTCACTTAAATGACCACGACCATCAAGATCATTACGGCGCGGCAAATCACAAGCAGCCAAATGCTTTTTGTAGGCTTGTTCATTGCGCGCAAGCCCACGCGCTACAGACCAAATACCACCCGTATCAAGCGCATTTAGCAACATGGCATGAGACATGAGCCGTATAACGCGACCATTACCATCAAGGAACGGGTGAATCCATGCCAGACGGTGATGTGCTGCTGCGATAGAAAGAATAGTGTCAGCGCGTCCTAATTTTGCATAAGCTTCCTGGAAACGTTTTAAGAAGCGAGGAATTGATTGTGGGGCTATTGGAATGTGTCGTCCAACTTGAACATGGAGTGAACGAAACGCCCCGGGAACAACCAGTGAACGTTTTCCATTGGCAGGGTTTTCAACAGTACGTAATTCATCTGGTAGTAGATCATAAAATCGTCTATGAATATCTTGAATAGATTCAAGTGTTGTGGCTGGGTTAGTTAAACCTTTATTATCAATCCAAGCTTGCACATCGATATGTGCTTTAGCCTCAAGCTGGAGATTGCGTCTTTCTGAATCTGTACTATAATCGTTTCTTAATGCCCGTTCAATATCTATAGGGTGCGTGTTGTGTCCTTCAATAAGATTGCTGTAATAGCAATTCATGGAACGCACGAGATCAGATAAAGCGCAAACAATTTCATTTGGTAGACTACTACGAAAGGCAGCAGATTGATCGATTAACTCCATAGATAAATCAATCAGTGCGCCTCGGTGACGTGACGATTCGGAAATGAGCATAGGCTCCATAAGACCAATGCTTTCACCCTCATATATTGTCATAATAATGTCCGCTTAAATGTCCGCATAAAAATTCCTTATAAGATATTATATATCATAGTTTTTTTGTTACTTTAAAGATTTTTTATGCCGGATAAATGTCCGCTATATTTTAGATGTAAAAAGCCGTGCGAGAACTCGGAAAAAGACAAGTGGAATTAAACAAATATTTGGCAATGTTTCTAGAATAATTATAGATGTTTTTCCAAACAAAATAATTTGCAATTGATTTCCTTTTTAATTGTAACGTGACGGCTTTCTGGCATAATGGATGTATGATTAACCCGCCATGGAGGGCTATATGCTCAAACTTGCCATTCAATCCCGTCTCCCTTTGATTGCTGCTACGACAACGGATACGCTTAATCTGCCCGCCGTTATCAGTGAATTGACCGGTTTCAATATTTCCCCCTTTAAGTCCAGCAACAAAATAGAGATGGGGAAAATCTACTACAAAATCATCACGCCCAGCAGCCTTTATGATTGGGAGTTGCTCTATAATGAAATGGCAAAACATGGCGCAAGCTTGCTGGTGATTAATCCGAAACGGGTTGTAGAGCCGATGTATAATGCCGGAGAAGTCCCTGTCCCCAAAAAATTACTGTTGCGCTTTGTCGGTAAAACCTTGAACAATAAGCAATTGGCAGAAAGGCTTTTTCCCTCCCTTGGTGGTTGTACCTTGAAAAATGCAGCGGAGTTCATACGTTTAACGGTAGAACGTGATGGTGAAGTTACCCCGCATGGTTTGACGGAAACGAGACGTTCCAGCTTTCAAGGGGCAAATGGTTTAACTTACGTCTCCACCAGTCAACCTTTTTATCAACCTGATCAAGCCTTGCAAGACTGGATAGAGACGGAACGTGATTTCTTCTTCAACGCTACTGACCCGCGCTTAATGCCAAGAGGGCTGTTATTTGATGGTTTTGCCGGAACGGGCAAGAGCGCAGGGGCTAAATATATCGCCGAACAATGGGGCATTCCTCTGTTTCGTGTTGATGTCGGAACGACCAAGAATAAATATGTCGGCCAGTCGGAAGAAAATATGCTGAGCAACCTCTCCCGCCTCGACCATGAAGAACCCTGTGTTGCTTTATTTGATGAGGTTGAGAAAATCTTTACCCGCCATACAGCAGACGGTTCAGGAACAACCGCAACCATGCTGTCACAATTGCTCTGGTGGCTGGCAGAACGTAAGTCAAAGGTTCTGGTGGTGATGACCACCAACAAGGCAAAAATCTTGCCTCCTGAACTTTACCGTGACGGCCGTATTGACCAGACAATGTTCTTTGGTGGGATTGAAAAGATCCAAGCCCCCGACTTTATCCGCAATGTGCTGTCAACGTTCAATATCAATCATGTTGATGAAACCGCCATTGATTGGATGTTAAAACAATCTCATGAATTGGAGGGAGAGCGTTATTCCCAAGCAGCCCTCACCAATGCAGCGATTGTTGCTATCAAGCAAGGGCTTGTGTCTTTTGAGAATAATTTAGAACTCACTGCAATTGATTGCAAAAATATTCCCAAGTATAATCAGAGGATAGAGCAAGCATGACAAGTAAAAATCAAGTATTAATGGATGGCACGAACGAACCGGAAAGTTATCTGAAAATCGGTCAAAAGGGCAATATGGCGGTAGGGCTAAAAATCTTGCCTCTTATCCTGGGTGAGATGTTGAGTATGCCAGACAAAATTTTGCTTGTCTGTCGTATCAGGGTTGCTCCCGATAAAATCACTTCCGATCAAGAGCAGAAATATACCATGCCGAAAGATGCTTTTCCTGATGTCAAGTGGAACAAGTCTGACAAAAATCGGGCATCAACCCTGTTGCATGTTGCCATCCCCAATTATCAACAAGCTGTTGAGGCGTTCATTGCCGATATAGAAACCAATTTGTCCGATAAAGTTTACAGTCAAATCACCGACCATTTGAAAGATGATTGTCTGGAACAAACTCATCAAACAACCCTCAATTATATTCAGGAACGGTTGGACAATATCAAGCAAGAGCTTGTCCAAGTCATAGGTGGGATTGAGGTAACAGAACCAACCGGCAATATCTTGGATTTCATGGGATCAAGCATCGCCACTGCTTTAAAGAACAAGAATATGTCCCTAAAAGACAAACCAGAAATTCATTGAGGAAAGTTATGCAAATAACCATAGCAAAGGCGAGAGAATTTACCAACACATTGTCAGCCGCCGTTCTTCTCCAAACCATCCATTCTTGTTTGGGCAATCGGGGAAAGAGCCTCGTCCATGAGGGGGATATATGGGTAGTATTGACGAAAGACCTGTGTCTGGAAGAGTCGGGGTTGCATTATTACGAATATCGAAATGCAATGCGCCGCTTAAAATATCTGGATATTATTCAGTCTGAAACATATCGTATTGAAGGACGAAATCGTAAATATGTTCGTTTCACCGACAGGTTCGTTGAGCAAATGAACAGCCGTGACATCAACATACTCAACCTCAAGACTTTTGGGAGAACATGATGGTATCACCTATTGGGGAAGCGAGGAAAATCGCCGGAACATGGCCCGCCGCCGTTATTCTTTATAGACTTCAATATTGGATGAAGAAAACCAAAATCACCCGAAACGGGCATAAATGGGTCGTCATGTCACGAGAAGAATGGCTGGAAGAATTGTCGTTGACGCTTGATGAGTACCGTGGCGGAATGAAACACCTAAAAGACTTGTGTATTATTCACACTGAAAAACATCTTTTTAAAGGTAAAATTCACTCCTTTATTAGGTTTACTGATGGGTTTAATAAACATGAAAAAGAAGAAAAACCCAAGCAAAACAATAGAGGGGGTAAACCCGCTAACGATAAGGGGCGTAGAACCTCTACTATAATAGAGGGCTGTACCCCCTTACTGGATAACGGGGACAAAACCTCTATTAATGGAGGGTCTAATCCCTCTACCATTAGCGGGCTGAATCCCTCCATCCATATAAATACTACGTATTTATATAAGAGTGAGTTAGATAAGAGTGAGATAAAAGGAGTGAGTAGCGGGAGTTCTCCCGCCAGTGCATTTTTGCCCGGAACAAAATTTGCCTCGGAGGGAGAAAAAATTGAGAAAAATAAAACCCAAAATACGAGGAAAATAAAACACGAAAATTTGGAAAATCCCCCGAAACAAAAATTAGAAAATCCTAAAAATTCAAATGAGGGAAAAATGAAAGTTGCGGATGTTTTACAAAATCTGAAAGGAAGCAAACACAATCACCGAAAAGACAGTGTTCCGCAATTGACCTTTCTTTGGAAAAATCTTGTCCCAGAATTATTCGATGTTGAATATGTCCATTTGACCAAACAGCAATGCGGTATGTTTAAACATTTTCGCGATAAATGCCCGAAAGGAGAAGCTTCTAAAATTTTGGAATGGACGCTGAATAACTGGATCAAGTTCGTTAAAGAGGTTGAGAGTCGGATGGGCATCAAAAATACTCCGGCTTACCCAAAGGTAGATTTTCTGCTGAAATATACCGACATTGCCGTGGATTTACAGAAAAAAGCAAGAAATTGGAAAAAAGGGCTTGCATCACCACAGCTTTCAGATAAATTAGAAGAAAATTTGCAATTGATTGCAAACGGTGGAAAATCACCACAGACCCCACCGCCGCCAAGGCGACAGTCTGATCAACAGCCGCAATCGTACAATGATTTGATGTCGATTATAGGCAGTGGAAGTGAGTGTACTGATGAAGTTTGATCCTTACGCCTCTGGCGCATTGAATAAAAAAATTCATGAACGGCTGGTTGCCGACTTGGATAATTTCGCCAAGGATGCCGGAATAACGCCGAATTGGATTACTGACCCTCTCCCCAAAACCATTACTCAAATCGAACGCGATTATTTACGAGAATTTAAAGGGCAATCAAGCAAAGGTAATTCTGGCTTATGCCTTATCAGCCGCAATGAACATGGGCAAAATGAAATTCATACCTCAGCTCTTGCCGGTTGTTTGGTAAGAAACTTTATCCGCGCCCGTGTAGTAACTTTAGGGGCAACCCTCGACCTACTTGCCAAGCACGACATGCCCGACCTGTCCGCAATCCTCATCCCCAACTTTTTTATTTCCGCTGCTGATGGTGGCACAATCGCCAGTTGGCAAATCAATGCGCTCTATGATTTTCTAGTTTCTCGCCACACACGGGGTTTACAGACAATTCTCTGTATTTCTGATCGCAACACCCTATCCAAGGAATACGGCGATGCCTTTATCCGGCTGATTGATACCCACTATCTGCAAACCAAGATTTGAGGGGAAAATCCATGTCTTTGGGTAAAAAATTCATCCATGCTGCTTTGAGTGAAAACAATGTTTCCTCCCTGCTTACCTACGGTAAAATTGACCATTTGTTCCGCCTGTCTGAACTCCCTGTCTATGAATTTGTTCGTGATTTTGTAAGCTCTTATCATAAGCTGCCAAGTGAGGAGACCATCTTGGCACATACGGGGGAAGAGTTAAGTCCGGCAACAGAACCCGCCGCTTATTATCATGATCTGATGCAATTGCGTTATCAGGAAAGCACGATGAAAAAGGCGATGAAAGATGCCAGTGATCTTTTCCTGCCTGAAAACAAGAATATTTCTCAAGCCTTGGAAGTTCTCACCTCTACTGTTTTGGAACTTGCCACTGCCAAACTACAACGTCAAGTCGTTGATTTTCGTGAAGCCCATGATGTGCTGATGGCCGATTATGCCGCCAAATGGGATTTGAAAGATGGGGCGGGCTTGCAGCTTGGTTGGCCGACTTTGGACGCTATGTCAGGCGGTTTCGTCAAGGGTGATGTACTGAGTATAGTCGGCAGACCAAGCCAAGGAAAATCCTGGCAGATGCTCTATGCTGCGCATCATGGCTGGAATGCCGCTAAAAAGGCACAGGAAGCCCACCAGTCGCGTTTGTTTGTTTCTATGGAAATGGGATTAGTTCCTGTTCAACAACGCTTAGCGGCGATGCAAGCCCATATTCCGGCCTCGCAACTCAAACATGCCAGCCTATCCAGTAAAAATTTGAAAAAGCTCAAAGAGGGGTTGGTTGAAATACAGGATTATGGTGATCCTTTCTGGATCGTCGATGGTAATCTGGCGGCAACAGTTGAGGATATTTGGGCTTTGGCAAGACAACTCAACCCCGATGCCATCTTCATTGACGGCGGTTATCTTGTCAAACATCCGACAGAACGCGACCGATACCGCCGTGTTGCTGAAAATGCTGAACTGATAAAATCAGAACTCTCTCCTCTTGCCCCGACTGTCTGTAGCTGGCAATTCGCTAAAACTGCCAGCAATAAATCCAAGAAAAAAGGCGAGAAAGTCACCTATGATGACATTGGCTACACCGATGCGATAGCACAGGTATCATCCCTCGTTGTCGGCCTATTTGAGGAAGAAAGCGTTGAAACCCTCAATAGGCGCAAGAATGAAATCTTGAAAGGAAGGAATGGCGAAACCGGCAGTTTCATCACCAACTGGAATTTCCAGACTATGGATTTTTCCGAAGTCGAAGAACAAGATGTTTCCGAACTTCAATTTCTTTAATTTTCTAAAAAATAATTTGCAATTGATTTCATTTTATTGTTGTCAGGCCTCGTCTTTAGGGTAAGATAAAAATATCAAAACAAAAACGAACCCAAGAGAGGTTACGATATGGTTATTACTCATACTTACAAAGACGTTGCCAGTATTCCAGAAATACGCATGCCTACTATCCTTAGCGATAAGTGGGAAATTGAGAAATTAGGCGGGGTTGAAGATTGGCTGAATAAGCCTTACTCATTTCAAGAAATGTCAGAACAAGGGGTGGCGGCTGAAACAATTGCCGATTTATTTGCCAAGTCCGACAAAGTTTCCGACAGCGTAAAGAAATTGTTTGTCCAGCGTTGTGTCATGCGGCTGTTACCATTGTTGCAGGAGCTTATCCAACAAGCATCGCAAAGCCGGGTGCAGCTACACACTTTCCGCAAACGTGAAGATGTCCATATGCTATTTGAGGCATTGCAAGCGGCAACGTCTCATAATTCCATTTGGGTGGCAACGACCTTTACTTTTAAAAACACGCTCAATGCCGTTTATTTGGCGTATGGCTGTCATGGTAACAAAAAATATGAAGAAGAACGTGACCAGCAACTGAATGACATTTTCGAGCTAACAAAAGTACAAATGGAGGGTGTACAATGACCATCACCTACACTTATCTTGAAACTCGTGATCTGCTTGATTCATTTCATGAATATGGCTGGAAAGAACACCGCCAGCAAAAGGATTGGGAAAAAAGACAACTTTCTTTCCGTCAATTAAAAGCGGGCAATATGGATGATCGTTCAATCATCAATCTATTTGTTAAATCCCCAAAAGTGCCGAAGGAAATGAAACGGCGATTTGCCTGTATATGCGCAGATCGTATCTTCAATACGTTCTATCAATATGAAAATACAGAAAGGAGTGTTGAGAAAGCCCTAGAAATGGGTTGGAACTTGGCGTGGGGGAACAGGGTGAGGCGTACCGAAATACGTAAAATACGCGCTCAAACCCAACAACTGATGTGGGTGCTGCGTTGTGAGCCTTTATATGTCTGGAACGTGCTGGAAACTATCCGTGCTATTCTTATTGACAATGCCACAGAGGCAGCAAAGGAGGCTTCCCAAAACGCATATGATGCCATGATGCGTAGCCATCCTCGCCCCGCCGTTGATGCTGAACAAAGGAAGCAAATAAACAGCATCATCAATCTAACCGAGGGGAAGCTGGTTCTTCACCGTATTGCCCCCTCCGTCAAAGGAGAAATTGCGGCATGAAAAACGTCATTTACGAGGTCTGTAATTGTCTGGCCTTTATGGCCTTACTTGTTATCATTTTCTTTTTCTGGGTTGGTTTTGACGATAGCGACATCATCAATTTAAAAAGTGCAATCAGTATCAATGTATCATCATTTTTTGGAGGTTAATATGCCAATTCTGTTAAAAAGACGCGAAGCAGCTAATGAAAACGTAGTTCAACAAGCACGTCCAACCGAACTTACGCAACTCATCGATCAAATTGGCGAATTAGAAGCTGAGGCGGTTCTTATCAATGCCCGTATCAAAAAAGAACAAGCCAGACTTGAAACCTATAAGAAAACTCTCGCCCAACTTCAATCTTATGCCGATACGCTGGAAGACGAGAATGTACCCGCCCAAGGCTTGTACGGTACACGCTATAAGGTTCTTGTTGGGGATTATGGTAAAAGACGAGAAATCGCGGATATGAATAAACTCAAATCCTTGCTTGGTGATGAGTTGTTCATGCAGCTTGCTACCGTTCCCCTCGGCAAAGTTGATGACTATCTTAACCCGATACAAAAACAAGAAGTCCTGCTTGAGCGCAAAACCAGCCGTAAGCTGAAAATTGTTTCTCTTGGGGGTTAAGATGTACAACGATATAATCAAACTGTATATTACCCTATCCCCTGAATGGTTAGAGGAAAATGATCCTATCCACCATCAAGAGCCTCTACCAACCCAATATGAACTTGATTGCATTGCTGGTGATTTGCTGCAACGCCTGATAAATGACGTGATGACCGCACCCGACTTATTACGCTGTTATATGGCATGGAAAGAGCATCGTGAGTTGGAACAAGAACAGTACAAAGCTCAATGTGAAACCAGATGGGAACTCCCCTCAATCCCCCAGACGGATGATGTAATTTCTTGGAATAATGCGAGAAAAACCATCAACGAACTATTGATGTTATCTGCCCCAAAATTAGCCCGTATGTGGTACGCGCTGGAAATATCCATGATTGTTGAAACAAAACGGCCGGAAAATTAACTTCACGAAACAGTGTTAATGTTATATAATGTACGGGGCATGTAACACATGGAGATGAGTCATGAGTGACGTTACTTTTACTTTTCGGGTTGATAAGGGATTAAAATCTGAATTTTCCAAATTTGCTAAAGAGCAAGACCGTACCAGTGCACAACTTTTACGTGATTATATGCGCTCTTTTATTCAACAGAAAAACGAAGAAGCAGAATATGATGCGTGGTTTCGTGAGCAAGCACAGATCGGCATTGATGAGGCCAATGCGGGCAATACGATTCCCGCTGAGGAAGTAGAAGCCTATTTTGCAGAAAAAAGAGCCGCCTCACGCAGAAGCATTGCGGAGGCAGCAGAATAATGAAATTGATATGGACATCGCGAGCGATGCGAGACCGTGATGAAATCTATGATTACATTAACGCAGACAATCCGGCGGCGGCAGCAAATCTGGATGAAATATTTGTTGAAAGAGCAAAAACCCTAAAAGATTATCCCAATCTTGGTCGCACTGGACGCATTACCGGTACTCGTGAATTGGTTGTTCATAGAAGCTATATCCTGCTTTACGATATAAACGGCGATAATGTACGTATATTGCGTGTTCTGCATGCTGCTCGCCGGTGGCCTTTCCCCGAAAAAGCTAAGCTGTCATGAAAGATCAGCATTTAGCCAAATTGATGCAAATGCTCGGTTCAACTCCTGCGCCTCATCACCGTAGCGGTTGGTTCGTGGCTTCCTGTCCTCTAGCTCCGTGGCGGCATGATGGTGGCACTGATCATAATCCGGCCTTTGCCATAAAACGAGAAGCGGGGGACGCTTTCTGCAACTGTTTTGCTTGCGGGTTTCACGGTAAATTATCAGGACTGATTATTGAGATGCGGCATTTGAACAAAGTTTCTCCTCAATTGCAAATGCCGTGGGGAGACGCTTTCGCGATGATAGAGCAAGCCGAAGATGATATGGTTCTCAATCTTGATAGCTCGAATATTGAGGAGCTGCTAGAAAATCGTGCCAAACAAAATCACGAGTTCCCGAGATGGTGGCTGGACAGTTTCGCTAAATGGCGGGAAATTAATTGGGCAGTGGATTATCTTCACTCTCGCAATGTCTCCCCCGAAATTGCCGATTTCATGGATATTCGGGTCGATACGATTGAGAAACGTATTTGTTGTCCAGTACGCAATTTTCAAGGTAAATTAATGGGGCTTCATGGCCGTAGCGTAGAACAAGGCATTGAACCGCGCTACCGCATGTATAAACAGGCCGGACACATCAATCCGCATATCTGGCTTGGTGAAAACTGGATAGATACGGATAAACCTATTTTGATTGTTGAAGGTCCGTTTGATCTGGCGAGTGTATTACGGGTTTACCCTAATAGCTGCTCGCCACTTTTTGCTAATCCATCAGCAGAAAAAATTAGACGTTTAAGCGATGCGTTGGAATGGGTAACGTTATTTGACAATGGGAAGGGTGGCGATGCTGGACGGGCAAAAATTAGTCAAGTCTTGAACAAAACCCACATTGTGCATCATGCTCGACTTGCAGCGGATTTAAAAGACCCAGGTGAAGCAACAGTTGAGCAACTCCATCAAACTTTAAGTGATTTTTTGTCTTTTAAATAATTTGCAATTGATTGCAAATTTATATTGACTAGCTACGACTTTGCTATAGATTAGAAGAATAAGACAAGGTTCTTCAGTTCTCAAAAAACGTCCAAAGCGACAAAAGGATAAAATCATGGCTCTAAATTTCGCAAAAACAGCAAGTGCTGCCAGTACAAAACCAGTTAATCAACATCAGCCCGCCAACAGTAATTTTCTGATGCGTGGCAACAAGGCCAAAGACGCAGTGCGGGAAGATGAGGCGCAAGCCGAAATTCGCAAAGCCGAGGCCGGTAAAATGTTCCGCTTCTGGATTAAGGAGGGAGAAGAAAAACAAATCACCTTTCTTGATGGCGATATTGACTCTGACGGCATGCTTGACATCAATTTCTATTATGAACATATGATCAAGATTGCCGGAAATTGGCGAACTTTTGTGGATACGTCAGAAGTTGACCAAACCCAACCTTGCCCTCTAACAGAGGCGGGCAGTCGACCTTATCTGGCGGGGGCAATGACGATTATAGATCACTCTCCTTACACCATCAAATCCGGCGACAATGCTGGTAAAACAATCCAGCATATCCGCAAACTGTTTATTGCCAAACGCCAAACCATCCAACAATTAACCAACTTGGCTAAAAAACGCGGTGGCCTAACCGGCTGTACCTTTGATGTTACCCGTATTGGCAAAAATTCAGCTTCCGTGGGTAGCCAGTTTGATTTCCAGCATAAATTCAACAACGCGCAAGAAATTGCCGAAGCCTGTGGTTTACAATTGGATGAGGTGCAACCCGCCAATTATTCAGAAGAAATTACTTACCACTCCCCGGAAGAGTTGATTGAAATGGGAATTGGTAAATCTCCTTCAGGTGTTGGCTTTAATAAAGCGCAATCTTCCCTGAAAGACGAATTATAGTCTTACTCCAAGCTGGCGGGGGATATTTCCCCCGCATTTTTTCCAATTTCTCAAGAATAATCAGGGGCTGGCATGGCTACCTTTTCCGAACTTGTCCAATATGAAAAACCATTATGGACAGACGCTTGCGCCAATTACCCCTATGACAAGCAGCTTCTTAACACATACCGTTTTACTTCCCGCTTTGGTGAGGAAGTCCTATTGGCAAAGCTCAATGCTGATGGCACAATCGCTCTCCCTCGCGCTTTATGTCCTATAGCGGATGATGACAGCAGAGTTGAGGGTGAGGCAATAGAGGTTTTTAATGCCCCCACGCCGCGTCCCAATCAAGTCAAGATATTCAATCAAGTTGTCGAACATTTAAAGGCTGGCAAAAGCGGGATTATTTCTGCCTATACCGGGTTTGGTAAAACCTTGTGTGCGTTCTACGCCATTGCTGCCGTCAAACGTAAAACTCTCATCACCACCAAGGAAGATATTTTTGATCAATGGGTACAGGGCGCACAGAAATTTCTCGGGCTTCAGCCTGAAGATGTTGGCATCATCCGGGGAAATAAATGCGAGGTTATTGGTACGAAAGTTGTCGTGGCAATGATCCAATCCTTATCGCGTGAAGATAAATACCCGGATTGGATTACAAAAGATTTCGGTCTCATAATATTTGATGAAGTTCATAGGGTTTCCAGCACTCAATTCTCCCGTGTCGCCAGCATGTTTCCTGCCAAATTACGCCTTGGTTTGTCAGCAACGATTGAGCGGTCAGATGGTAAGGAATTACTGATCTATGCCCATATTGGGCAGGTATTCGCCAGAACGGAAAATGAAGAGCAAATCCCAAAAGTGCTGCTTTACCGCTCCAACTGGCAATGCCCGCGTTATATGCGCAACAACAGGGAGACAGGCAAACGCGATTTTGTCCGTATCCATCACGAGGCCGGTCGTACCATCAGGGCAGAAAAAGCCATTGCCGCCGATGAGGATAGAAATCATCTGATTGCCCAGATTATCAAAAACGTCCTTGATAATGGCCGCAAGCTGATTGTGTTCTCTACCCTGCACGAACATTTGAAAAGTCTCTACCGCCATTGCCATAATTCTCTTGGTATCAGTGGTAAGGATATGGGGTTTTATATCGGTGCAACCAGCAAGGCCGAGAAAGAAAAACGCGCTAAGGAAGTTTATAAACCGATCCTTTTTACTACTTATGCAATGATGGGGGAGGGAACATCGTTAGACTGGTTTGATAGCTGCATCCTTGCCATGCCCCGCGCCAATGTAGCGCAGCCGGTTGGGCGTATCAGGCGGACTTATGAGAACAAGAAACCACCCGTAACCATTGATATTATTGACGATGATAGTCCAGTATTTCTTGGTTACGCCAATTCACGCCTTAAATGGTACAACAAGATCGGGGCGCAAATCAAAGAAATTAGCATAGAGGAACAAGCATAAATGGCCGTTACCATCAAGAAAACTCACGGATTGACCACCATCACCCAAGAGCTTAAAAACAAGGGTGAGACAATCATGGCGGATACCAAGAACGAGATTGTGGAAACTCCAAAAACTCGCCAAGCCCCAAGCCCGTTATGTGAGGTTGGGTTTGAGACCTCTTTTACCAAGAATTTAGGCAATTACCAATCTTTGAAGGTTGGGGTTCATATCAAAATTCCCTGCCTCCATGCCGAGATTGATCAAGTATTCGACTATGCCACAAATTGGGCAGATAGCAAAATGCAAAAATTGTTAGATGAAACCGATTCATAAATCTAACACTACCTATAATTTTGATCTGCAATCAATTGCAGAAGGATAACAAAATGGCAATCAAGCTAAAGAAATCATCCTCCATTACCGTTGCCGATATGCTCTCAACCTACAAGAAGGATATGGGGGAGGAGATCGGCGATTATGGTGGATTGCTGCGCAATCGTGAGCGTATTCCTACCGGATTGTTCGAGCTTGATCTGGCTCTTGGTGGCGGATTCCCGCGCGGTAAGGCATCAATGATTTTCGGGCCGGAAAGCTCAAACAAGACCAATGTCGCTTTGCGTGCCATCAGCTTTCATCAGAAATTATGGCCGAACCTCACCTGTATCTTCGTTGATCTGGAAAATGAATATAATCCTGAATGGGCAACCGCCCTTGGCGTGAACACTGAAAAACTGCTGGTCGTCAATCCAAGTTATGCTGAACAAGCAATTGATATGGTTGAGGGCTTTATTGCTGCCAGCGACTGCAGTTTGATTGTGTTGGACAGTATCGCCTCCCTCGTCTCCAAAGGGGAGTTAGACAAAAGTGCCGAGGGTGAAAACCCAGGGGCGGCGGGGCGCATTATGTCAAAGCTCTACCGGAAAACCGTTATGGCCTTGACCCAAGCCGAAAAAGAAAATCGCCACCCAACGCTTATCTATATCAACCAGATCATCTATAAAATCGGTGTGATGTTCGGTAATCCTGAAACCACCCCCGGCGGCAAGAAACCATGGTTTCAATCCTCCTTGATTATCCGGCTCTATGGTAAAAATATCATTGATCAAAAAGTATCAAAAATAATGCCGGTTGCCAAGGAAGTTAATTTCGTTGTCAATAAATTCAAAGTGCCGATCCTGTCCGTATCCGGCCGGTTCGAGATGGTGACAATGGCACATGATATTTACAAGGTGGGGCAATGCAAAGACCACACCACCATCAAGGAATATCTACAAGCTTTTGGCGAGTTTGCCAGTGACGGCAAAAAGGGCTGGAACATCATGCAACGCCATTATGACAAGCAGTCTGAATTTTTCTCAAGACTCTACAAAGATGAGACCTTCGGCCATGAGGTACGTCAACATATCATCACCAAGCTTTTATCTGGTGAATTGGTCGAACCAGAGGGGAGTGGCGATGACGAATCCCTATCTTAACAGACGCGCAAAACATAGCATCGGCAAGACGGGTCGCAAGTCTGAAACAAGGCTGGCAAAAATTTTGGGGGCAAGACAACGCCCTGCCTCCGGTGCAATGGTAGGGGCAAAAGGTGACATCAGCTTTGACAACATCCTGATGGAAGCAAAATCAACCACCCGTGAGAGCATTTCCATCAAGCTGGCATGGTTGCTCAAAATCACCCATGAAGCGCGTTCAGAGGGCAAAATACCGGCTTTATCGCTGTCTTTCACCCGACCAGACGGCAATCCTTATCCTGATGGTGAATGGGTTGCTCTTCCCTTGCATAAATATCTTGAGCTTGTCGGAGGGGGATTAAGTGGCCGTTACTTTTCTTAAAAAAGCCAAAACTCTCACCCCACAATTAACGGCAAGATTACTGCTGCATCGTTATCTTTCGGGCTATGAGACTGCCCGTACGATGAAAATCCTGCATGCTTCGGAATTGACCAAAAGCGGCGATGATAACAGGTTCTGTCCACGCTCTTATGCGCTACGCGATTTAACCGGCATCAAACCTTCCGACAAATGGTTGAGTGCTTCCGAGCGGATGACTTTTCAAATCGGGCGCGACCAAGAGGCCAATCTTGTCCGCTGGTTTGGTGATATGGGGCGGGCAGTGTGTGACTGGCATTGCCGCCATTGTGGTAAGACGTATTTCTTTTGCCTCAAGCCTGCACAATGTGATGCGTGTGGTTGCAAACAGTTTGACGGGCAAGAATTGCGTTTCACTTCCCTTATTACCGGCGTATCTTGCGGCATTGATATGCTGCTGGCCTTGAATGATGATAAACTGGTTGTCCATGAAATAAAAACCATTGACAAGGATAAATTCGCTTCCCTGCAAGCCCCGTTAGCTGAGCACAGATGGCGGACAAATTTTTACCTGCGCATTTTGGCGGAAAGTGGTGATCCCCGGACTGACAAAATCAATACCAACATCGCGCGTATCCTTTACGTCTCCAAAGGCGGGTTTGGTTGTGTGGATGATAGCTTGTCGCTGTTTGGCCTATCGGATAAATTCAGCCCGTTCAAGGAATTTGAAATCAAGCGTAATGATGCAGAAACAAAGCCTCTTGCCGATCTTGCCTTAAACGTCAAGACATTCAGGGACACTGGTAAGCCCATCCCGAAACGTATTTGCACTTCCCCGCATGATAAACGTGCCAAATACTGCCCGTGGGCAACAGCCTGTTTCAAGGATTATAGCAATGAATAAAGGCAAAACCATTATCGGCATTGATCCGTCAACCTCCGCAACAGGATTGGTTGTTATCGACATTGACGATCCTGATTTGTCTAATCCGTTGATTGCCTATGATATTAAACCCACGGCCAAACTAACCGGCATTGACCGCAGCGTTTTCATCGTCACCGAAATCATGAAGATGGTAACATTTTATCGACCTGTCTTTGTTGTCATTGAGGGTTACTCCCTCAATCTACGCAATGCTTCCAGTGTCATACCTCTGGTGGAATTGGGCAGCCTCTTACGATTTATGTTGCGGGTCGACAAAACATCATGGCTTGATCCTCGAGCCTCGGAACTGAAAAAATTTGCCACTGGCAAAGGTAATGCCCCGAAAGATGTTGTTATGCTCAATGCTTATAAAAAATGGGGTTTTGATGCAGCCAATAACAATATTGCCGATGCTTATGTACTGGCAATGATGGGGCTGGCACATATCGGCGAATTGAAAGGAGCGACAAAAGAAATGGAGAAGATTGCAAAAAGCCTCAAACTGAAATTCAACTAAATAATTTGCAATTAATTGCAAATATATCTTGCCAAGATGAAAACTCACCGTTAACATGAAAATATTAACTTTCCCAACCTACCATAGGAGCAGACGATGAACAGCACCCCTACCAGTCTGGATTTATTGACCAGTGCCGGACAATCCACCACCGAGCTAGAAGAAGAACTCATTGACATTGATACTATGTCGGCGGAAGAACTGGACGTTCTTGTCAAAGAACATGATATTGACGTGCCTGACGCTTGGGATAGTTGGAAAGTTGAGCAAAAGCGTGAATGGCTCAATGCCCAGTATAGTGAAGAAAGCGAGGATAATAATTCAACCTCGCAAATTGTCTCCGAACCGGAACAACCCGCTCCCGAAAAAGCTCTGGCAACCGTAGAAGAAAAAACGACCAAGCAACCCAAAGAGAAAAAAGCCAAAACGCCAGCCAAAGTCAAAGAAGGAGAAATCATCTTGGCGGGGGATGATACTTTGTCTGATCTTGTTCAAGGTGTAGAAAACCTTAATGAGAAAGACGCAAAACATCTAGCTGCCCAACTCGTCACCGAGGGCGATGTCACCTTTATTAGACTTGGTGGGGTTCTTTCGCTTATTCAGGTCAATAGCTGGTACGCTCCCCATGCTTCTTTCAAAGAATATGTCGAGAAAGAGCATGGTCTCAACTATAGAAAGGCCAGCTATTGGGTCAGCATCTATAATTGTCTGTCGGATGCCAAAATCCCGTGGCGCAAGGTTCAACATATCGGCTGGTCAAAGCTGAAAGAAATTGCCTCTGTCCTCACCAATGACAATCTGGAAGAATGGCTCAAGATTGCTGAAACCCAAAACACTTTAACGCTGATTGAAACGGTGAAAAAGAGCAAATCCAAGCCCGAGTCTCATCTTGATGACAAAATGAAGGAAGCCAAGACGCTTACCACCAAAACCTTCAAGCTGCATGCCGACCAGCGGGAGACAATTGAACAAGCTCTTTCTCAAGTCAAGGAACAAACCCACACTGAATATGATGCTGTGGCCTTGGAATTGATTTGTGCTGATTATATGTCTTCTCCCACTCTCGCAAAGAAACTGCAATCTTTGGGGCTAGAGGCAGCACTGGCTCAAGTAGAGAAAGCTTTCCCACAAGCCAATATCACCGTAGAACTTGAGGAAGCCGCTTAAAGTTCCCCGCAACCACACTCCCATAAAACCATCTTGTTTTCACGGGCAAGGTGGTTTTTTATTGCCAAAATTCATATATTCCGTCTTGACTTAATCGTGTATAAACGATATTATAAAACATGAACCAGATACAGCATTATATAGATAGAAATGGCAAAAATCATTACGCGACATGGCGTAAAGGATTACGAGACAACAAGGCATGTATTGCCATCGACCGGCGAATTACCCGTATGGCATTGGGTAATTTTGGTAACTATAAGCACTTGCGGGATGGTGTGTGGGAGTTGCGTCTTGATATTGGTCCGGGATACCGTGTTTACTACGCTAAAACAGGCTCAACTGTCGTCTTGCTGCTATGCGGTGGAACTAAACGCAAGCAGGATGCAGACATTGAGAAGGCTTGCAAATACTGGAAAGACTGGCAACAACGAGAAGGGGATTAAACAATGAGACGAGATATATCACATGATGAAGTAATGGCAGAGGTTTTCCGTAAAGACCCTGCTTATGCTATAGACTTATTAAATTCTATTCTTGAAGATGGAGAACAAGGAGAACTCCTTATCACCTTACGCCAGATTGCAAAAGCTTTTGGTGGGGTGCGTGATGTCGCTAAAGCTGCTGATTTAAACCCTAACCAGATATACCGTACCTTGTCGGAAAAAGGTAATCCAGAGATGAAAAGCCTTGCTGCTATTTTGCGGGTGATGGGGCTACGCTTAGCAATTCAACCCATACAATCCGTTGCATCCTCATAAGTACCCAATAGTTGCCCGTGTAATCTTGGGAGGTATAAACATGAAGAAAGACAAGTTTAGCACGGATAAAACCAAGATAAAAAGAATAGGGTTTATGGCGGGGAAGATAGAAACCCCAGATGATTTTGACAGCATGGATGAGGAAAAAATCACCGCTATGTTTGATCCAGACGAGAAAATGAAACGCTTGCTTGAAGAACTAGAAGCAATGAGGAGTCCTGAGTACAAAGACGCTACAGATGAAGAAATAGCGGCTATAATAGATGACCTTTATGACGGGTTATGACACAAATCTGAAATGCAAATATTTGCAATTATCTAAATTCATATTTGGTGGGGAAACAATTCCCGAAACAAACACCTATACGGCAGAAGAAAAATCACCTCCGTCAATCACTCTAAACATATAATGAACCTGTGAAGCAACCCTCAAACCCTCCCAAAAATACCCTGAAAAACATCGATTTTTTCGCTATTGATTGCATTTTTCTCTTTACAATATCTCCTAATGTGATAGATTTAAGTTATTGATTTTATTCAATAATTTTCAAATTTCAGCAAGGAGGCTAAAATGCACTTCCAAATCCAATCCCCCAAAATGATTTATGAGACACAATCTGTCGCAAATATTATCTTAAACAAGCTCATTAAACGCAACCCAGAAAACAAATACACCATAGCTAAAATTACTGCGGGATGGCAGATTGTACCGATTACCCAATGTCCACCTTTTATGCCACCAGCAAAACCACTCCCCGTTAAGAGACCTGAAAAGACCATATCCCCCACCCCTGATACAGTTGTTGTTGAAGTACCATTTTTGCGGGAAACAAAAGCTTGGTATTATTTCGATTTCGGTAAAGGTTGGCTCCATAAAAGCCATGTCATCAATCCCATTATTGAAAACGGCAAATTACGTTTTCTTGCCACGTTAAAAGCAGTGCAAGAATATGATCTCACCGGTGCGGTTGTGGAGGCATAAAATGAACTACGATGATTTTGTCGCATGGCTTGGTGAACCACTCAAAAACAAGGATGATACAATCTTGTTTGAGACCTACGGCGAGGATTATGAAAAAGTACTTGCCGCCGACCCTAATTGTGTCTGGACGATTGTTGAAGAAGATGGCGAGCTTCTGCTTGCGCCGGGGTTGCGTTATGTCAATCGGATTAATTACGTCATCGTGCCAACACCGCGCCGCCGCATTGATGATCATGTCTGGTTTAGATATGGAGACTGACAAATAAGATTTGATGCAGGGTTCAAATTTTGCCCCTTTCATGTTATACTCCTCTTCTAGATATTAATTGGTTCTGTGTGCATGGAGGCAAAAATGTACGATAGTGGCGTTGTTGCCAACCGTTTTCTTGAATTAGCGCGAGAGCATAGGGATACACTGTCCCCGATGCAGCTTCTGAAGCTTGTCTATATTGCACATGGTTGGATGCTTGGATTGTATAGTCGCCCCCTGATAAAGGATGAAATACAAGCTTGGCAATATGGTCCGGTTATTCCATCTCTCTACAACAGAATAAGACGATTTAAGAGCTACCCAGTTACGGGAGTAGTTGCCAATGATGGGGGGCAGCTAGGTTGGGAAGAAGACAGCATTGTATCGCAAGTATATGATGTCTATGGGAAATTTTCTGGCCCTCGCCTGTCGCGGATAACGCATCAACCAGGCTCGCCATGGTATATTATGTATAAACCTGGCTCTTTTGGCAAAGAAATTTCTAATGACTTGATTGAAGACTATTATCAACGTCTTGCCCGAAATGCTGAAAAGAAATCGCAATGACGAAACAACCATCTGTAAAATCTTATGACGCACCTCAGAGGCTGTCTGGTTTTAGTGATGACATTGTTGATGATAATATAGATTATGATGAATTATCTTCGGAAGAGAATAATCTGCTTGGGAGTGGCTTTAGCGAGGATAAAATCGCAGCCTTGGCGAAAAAGGCAGAACATCACCGCAATGAAAAATTCAAAAACCATTTTGAAAAGATCGCACTTGTTGCCTTGTGGATGGCATCAGGTCTTTTTGCCTTACTGTTCCTTTCATGGGCTTGGCACACGCTTTTACCCATCAAATACCATTGGTTAAACCCCACCCAAATGGATAGCATTAAGGCAATTTTGTTCGGTGGGATTGTTTCCTCCGTTGCCATGGGACATTTTAGAAGACGGTTACAATAGTCTGCTTCTTATTTTACGTGCAGCTATTATCAATGCGGTTTCCTCAAAATTGTTTTGTCACCCGCTTGAAAATTGCCGTTTTTGTCTTATGCTTGAGAGAATCCTAGTGAAATTAACAAACGGAGGCTCTTATGCCCAAACTCAAGCCACAAAAAGACAGTGATACAACTTCAAGGCTTTATAGGCATGCAAGGTTTCTAAACTCCACCAATGCCGAGACGACCTTTGAATTGGCTCAGACCTTGACCAATCTGTATGATACAGACCGGCATGCCTTTGTTCAATTTTACAATGAGCATAATTTAGGCAAGCGTAAAGCCTATTATTTGGTTGAGATTCACCGTAAATATGTAGAAGAAATGGGGCTGGATCGCGCTCTGTTGGTAAAGGTGGGGTGGACAAAACTGATGCTGATGCTCCCCCGCATCAACCGTCAAAATTCTGATGACTATATCAAATACGCCATTGATCACAACGTCAAGGAATTATCAGCCCATATGAAGGGAGAAGAAGCTCCAAAGCTTAAACAGGTTTTGTTCACTTTGAGCAAAGAGCAGGAAGAAATCATTGCCCCCATCATCAACCGCAGGGGCAAAAGCCGTGAAGAAAATCTGATAGACTTCTTTAAAGAACATTTGGAGAGATAGCGAGAGTGGTTCATTTGTTAAGGGGCTGGCCTATATTATGAGCCACACAGAAAATTAGACGGAGCTAAAAATAAAAAAATCAATAAGTTGTATTGATTTAAGATATTTAAAACAAACAATATTCTGGATTTTCCACTTGCTTGTTTTGTGCAGTCAGTCAATCTTTATAAACTTTATTCAACGAATTTTATCAGTTGGTTTGCAGAGTTTTGTAATTCTCGGGATGGTAAACTTCTCTCAGTTTCCGATTTTATTTCTTGTGCAATTAATTGCAAATAATTTCATTTTACTAATTTGTTTTCCAATTCGCCGCTAACTTCTCAATAATTCCTTAGGGCGATCCTGTTGTCAATCAATGACAATATCTCATATAGGGCATGTGTTGTAAAATGTCAAATCCTTGTACCATGAAAATGCAATTAAGTGGCCTATGAGACGAGCCACTATATTTTTCAAGATGCCGTAATTCACTATTTTTATTCGCTATGAATGTCAATTCTTCTTGGATAGAGGTCGTTCTTGTAGTAACGTATATACAATTAATTCAATTCTGGCAAGGAGATAACATCATGCTGGTTACTACCATTTCAAGTCGGGAACTTAATCAAGATGTCACCCGTGCAAAGAAAGCAAGCCAGAGCGGACCAGTGTTCATTACGGATCGCGGTAAACCAGCCCATGTATTATTGACAATCCAAGAATACCAACGCCTTACCAAACAGACACGCGATATTGCAGAAAACCTCGCTATGCCTGATGGTGGAGAGGATATTGACTTTAACCCACCTCGTCTTAACCTTAAGCCGCGTCCCGTGGATTTTTCATAATGTTTCTTCTTGATACGAATGTTGTTTCAGAATTACGGAAAGTAAAAAACGGCAAGGCTTCTCCCAATGTGGCAGCTTGGTCTCGTAGCGTTGATGCAAACCTACTATATATCTCCGTCATTACTATCATGGAGTTAGAAATTGGTGTATCTTTAATGGAGAGGAAAGATCAATTTCAAGGAAGTATGCTTCGGAAATGGTTTCAAAATTCTGTCTTGCCAGAATTTAAAGATCGAACCTTACTGATTGACAAAGATGTTGCCTTGCGTTGTGCTAAGCTCCATGTCACCGCTCCTCGTTCGGAACAGGATGCTTTTATTGGTGCAACAGCTCTTGTTCATGGTATGGCAGTCGTAACCCGCAATATCTCTGATTTTTTACCCTTAGGAGTTTCTCTACTCAATCCTTGGGAGTTTTCCGAAAACTAAAACGTGTTTTTTTAATGCGCATTTATTGCAATTGATTGCAAATCATATAAGATGATTGATACAATCTACAGGAGGAGAGAATCTGTGAACCCGCATGACATCAAGACGTTAAGCGAATGCGTGATGCTCTTACGCCAAGTCAAAAACAAACTCACTAAAAAGGCAAAACATGTCAAAGATGACAGAGTGGTTGGCTATATTGGAGAAATCGCCGCCTTGATTGAAAACCGTGCCATCCGTTTTGAGCAATCCATTGAAGAAATGAAAAAGGAACAATCGCATGAATCAACTTGATCAACTGTTGCTTGAGCGTGTTTGTAAATATGGCAACTTTGAAGATAATGCCAAACGAACAGCCCGCATCTATCACCACATGGTTACTAATGCCCCACAATTTGTGACCAAGGATGACTTGTCGATCTATTATGAGGCTCTGCATATGATCGCCGCAAAGGTCTCAAGGCTGGTCAATGGTAAGATTAATGATGCCGATGGTTGGCTTGATATTGCCGGTTATGCCATGTTGGTGCATAACCATTTATCCATTGAGCCTGAAACCAAGAAAAACGGCATTCCTATCTCTGATGAAACCATCTTGAAAAATCTGGAACAAGAATTGGCCGATAAAATTGAAGAGACCAAGCCATGAAATACCGTAAGAAACCTGTCATCGTTGAGGCGTTCCAGCTAAAGGCTGGCGAACCAATCCCCGTCTGGTTTTCTCGCAGTGAGGATAAGGTTATACATATAGGTATGAACTCTATTGAAGCGTCAATAAAAACGCTTGAGGGAGCGATGCTCGCCAGAAGCTGCGACTGGATTATCAAAGGTGTAAAGGGCGAATTATATCCCTGCAAGCCTGATATTTTTGAAGCCATATATGAACCAGTTCCAGATCAATCTGAAAGCGAACCCAATCCTTTCTGGAAGCCTATAGAGAAATGCCCCAAAGAGGCGATGAAAGATTATCTGCTTCTTCTTAAATACAAGAATCGTACCTGTCTAGGCAGATGGTATGACGAACAGAATATCTTTTGTTCGAGAGATGGTTTGCAACTCAATGATAGCGACATTGCTTATTATGCTGAAATTCTATCCCCACCTGATAGTGAATCTGAGTCCGAATAATTTGCAATTGATTGCGATAAATGGAGAATAGTATGGCTTTAGCTGTTTTTGAAATTCCCGACACTCCGACACGGATGCTATCGAAGAAAGAGGCG